CCTCCAGGTCGATCGGAGCTCCACCTCCAGGTCGATCGGAGCTCCACCTCCAGGTCGATCGGAGCTCCACCTCCAGGTCGATCGGAGCTCCACCTCCAGGTCGATCGGAGCTCCACCTCCAGGGTGCTAGTCTTAATGAGAATTTGCTAATGAGTAGGGTTGGTGGAGCCAGGTAGGTTTTCGGAATGGTAAAAAGGCCAGATTTTTAAAAGATGGCGGTGGCACTTTTACTTCTGGAGGGACGGTTTGGGGATGGCAAAAAGGCCGAATTTGTAGGATCAGCCGGTGACGGTTTTACGTTTGGGAACGGGTCAAAGTGCATTTATTTAAAAGATGGCGGTAGCACTTTTACTTCTAGCCGGACGGTGCGGTGATCACACCCATCCAGCCCGTATCAACTCAGCCGCCACTTGCACCCTGTAGAATTGTCTCAGGCTCGGCGGCAGCCGGCGCAACACCCACTCCGTCGCGCACTCCATGCTGACGCCCTCTGTGACCATCAAAGCGATCCTGACTGCTGCTGTCATGCTGCCTCCTTGGTAAGGCGGCCATTGCTGACCGCCATCGTGTCACTATGCTGCGTGTCGCTGGCCGGTGTGGCTACGCACCAGTTCGAGTTCGTGTTTGAGAGCGGCCACCTCGTCGGCTACCAGCGTCCCGTCGCTGCACTGCCAGCCGGTCACCTGCCTGGGCCACTCCTGCGCTGGTGTAGCCGCTGTGCCGCGGGCGCCAGCAAACAGTTCGATGTACCCTTTCTTCTCAGCCACCTTGGTCTCGATGCTGGTGGTCACACCTTGCTGGTGGGCCGCCAATACTCGCCTGACCGTAGCCGAGTCGCTTGGTGAGATCGGCTTGCTGTTCAGTATCTTGTTGGCTACTCCAGCGACTCTATGGCAGACTGAGCACTCTCGCTCGGTGGCCGACATCAGCGTCACATTCTTCCGATTGCAGGTCTTGCATGTTCCCGTCGTTCTCATGATCCCCTCCCCCGTTACAATGCTGCAGGTACCGGCAGGTCTGCAGGTAAATGGCTTGTATCACCGTATCTGCTGTGTGGGTGTTACCCGGGCCGGTGGCAGAATGGATGAGGTTGATTAGGTCAGTGGCAGTCGGTATCGGTGTGTTGAGTGATACAACGTTCATCGTGTATGCCTCCATTAAAACATATCAATACAGAGTGTCAAGCTACGCGTGTAAAATAATTACGACGGTGTGTGGCCGGCGTGGCGGTGGTGCCTGATGGGCCGCTTACAGAATGGGCAGATATCAACCAGTGCAGCTGACTCGTCCACGTACTCCTGATTACAGGATGTCCGGTGGGTACATGACCCTTGATAATCCCATTCGCAGAACTCGTTGTTGTAGCGGTGAATGGTTGCCAACGCCTGCTCTAAATCAGGTGTGACCATGATGTAGCGATCCCGAATATGCGTCATCTCATAATTGATACTCGCCAGCAGAGCCGCCTCGCGCATCTCGGACGGGGTGAAATCACAGCGGTGGATTGCTGCGGTCATATAGTCAACCAGGTTGTGGAATTGCGGATCGGAGCGGTATCTGTCGCGTGCTGTGGGTCGGCTGGTCACGGCGCCACCTCCACTCCAGTAGCTATACCCTCGATATACACGCCATTTATCAATACGTGGCTGACGCCTTTTTCTATCAGGATACCGGCGGCATTTTTATTCGGGTAGAACAAGCAGTTGTTTACCGATGTGTAAGGTGCTGATATTACCAGATTGCCGTGGTAAATTGTCGGTTTGCTAACCAAGTGAGCACTGGTCAGCACGAAACATACCCACATAACAAATAGCGATACGCCCGATACTCTCTCGCTGGTCATGGTCACACCTCCCGTCGGTAAGCAGCAACGGCGGCTCGTACCACCGTGCTGACGCTTTCGCCAATGGTTAGGGCGCGTTGCTCCAGCCAGGCTGTGGTCTCGTCATCAAATCGGACGGCTTTTTGTTTGGTCTTGCTGGTGGGTGACGCCGTGCCGGGTGGTCTGCCTGGGTGTCGTATCATCATTGTTAGGTCTCCTTGGTTGGGCTCGGATGGAATAGCGGCTTGCACGCGGGGCATCAGATAGCTGCATGGGCGCTTTGGTCGAACGGGGCTCATCCCTCCCTCACGCTGATGGTCTTCCCGCACTCGCATGAGCCGTCAGGCAGATACTCGCTATCGTAGATCGTATGGTACCCGCAACCTGCTGCCCATATTTTGCTGCTAGGAACTGACCTCACCCAAACGCACACCTCTACCTTGGCAGGCTCGGATGGAATAGCGGCGAGCAATTCTAGCCATTCGTAAACATCTGATGCTTCTTTCCAGCTAGAGCACTCGATGTAAACCCGCTCCCCACTCTGAGCAATAGTTACTGCCCGCTCTTTAATCGCCAGATGCCCCGCCGCCTCCCTTAGCGCATCCTCGCGTGCTGTGGCGAGCTGGGCGCGGAGGGTGGTAAGTTCGGCATTGAGCAGGCCATATTCTTTCTTGTTGACCTTAATTGTAATGAAGTCGGCCATGACGCCAGATACATCGCATTCCGCACAGTACCGACCTAATGGCACCCCATGACTACACTACCCGTCAAATGGTGCGCTCATATTTATCCTCCATGTGTTCCGCAGCAGGAGCCGGGGCGAGGGCGTGAATTTCCAGCGCCATTCGGTTCCTCAGCTGCACATCGTCAGTGAATATCGACCATCTACACACCTTTACAGCATCCTCTACGCCTCTCTGGTACTCTGCCGCGAGCTGGGATTCGGCCCTTGCTAAGTCGGCACGCAACCCCTGATATTGAGGGAGCCACAGAGCCTCCTCAGTCTCCAGTTTTATAGCTCTGTTGCAAAGTCGCTTGTTCTCCCCTTGCAGCCGATCTACCTCGGCGCGGAAACGCTCAATCGGAATGAACATTTCAGTCATGTAGTACCTTGCCCCCTTAGCTCGGCAACCCTCCACCTCAGCAATGAGGCCGCGCACGTCGTCGGGTATGAAGTAGGCCATATCCACCCCGTTGCAGTGCGTCAGTGATTCAGGTGAACAGTCAATATAGTCCAGACAATATTTCACTCTCGCTAAATCCATCTCCCCTCCTTCCGCTCTCGCGGGGTGATTACTGTTGCTCACTTGGCAATTGGACACATACAGCATCACCGCCTGGGGTTCCGAAAGTCGCGCCGGTACACCACTTCCACCCCCGATCCGTCTTTGTCCAGTGCCCACCACCAACAGCTAAAGCTTTCGTCCCTATCGGGTAATCTTCCCATGGCCGGTTGATTGACTGCGATGGCTCCATTATCCTCTCCCCCTGTGCCATGTAGCACCAGATATCAGTTTTTATATATTATTCGTAAATAAATGTCAAGCAATTTAATTGCCCTGTGCGGCAGCTGGTGTAGCCCACCCTGCCACCACTCCACCACCTGTCTGATCGTCGCAGTACCGCTTGATCACCGCGCCCGTGTCCCTGAGTTGTGACAGCAGTGAGCCTCGCAGCACGTACAGGACCGGCTTGCCGTTGTCGAACGGGATCACACTGTGGCAGCGGCCCCCGGGCATGGATGGATGGGTAATGTACCCCATCTTACGCAGCATGTCGGCACGCTTGTTGCGCGGCAGCTTACCAGCTACCCGCTTGTCGTCCAGCAGCCGACCGAGAGCGAGTGAGCTGATCCAGCCGCCAGCGAATCCAGGGCGCCCCTCAGCAATAGCTTCCATCACCTCCTGCTCGATGCCACCGAGCGAGTTAGCCAGCGCCTCGGCTGTGCTACTGGTCTCGGGTGCCCTGTGGCTACGTGTTGCCGGGTTGAGTTCATCCGGTATCTGGTATGCACGGAGCCATCCATTGACTATCTCGAAACCCTCGTCACGCAACCAGTTGTACAGGTCGGGGAAGTAGTTGCCCGCCATACCGTCACGCTCCAGATCACCCGGCTCCTGTTGGGCGGTGAAGAATACGGCATAGCGGCGGTCGGTGCCGGTCTTCCTGATGGCATCCTTATGGTTGCTGCACAGGACAAAATTGGCCCGGTTGTCGGCGGTCCTCTGGTCTTGCCCCTTGGCCTGTATCTCCATCCGGTCGTTGGTGATCATCGGCTTCAGCGTCTCGATCAGGTCGGCGCGGTCGGCGGTGTAGACTTCCTCGATGCCGATGAACAGCTTGCCCTGTAGCCAGGAGTTGAATTTATTACTGAGGTCTTGTGCGTTGGGCAGGTGGGTGTAGCGGTTGCCGACAGCCCATGCGAGGCAGCGGGTGATGAGCGATTTACCGTTGCCCTCCATACCCACCAGCAACGGTGCCCATTGGAATTTGACCCCCGGATGCTGCACGATGGCAGCCAGATACGCCAGCAGGATGGCTTGGTCACCGGGGTCAGGCAGCATACGGGTCACATGATCGATGAACCTGGTGGCATCGCCCTGACGAGATGGTGTGGTGATCGGCACGTAGGTATTGACCAGTTGCCGACCTTCCTCGTTGACGGTCACACCAGGCGGGCATTCGGGTCGGAAGCAGATGTCGTGGACCTTGGGGAAGCTGACTGCTTGGTTCTGCGTGAAGCCCTCCCATGCTGATTTGGTCGGCTTGGTATTGTCGGTGGTGATCATGAATTGGTGGCCCCCATAGAATGCGTTGAACCGGCTCTGATCCATCAGGCTGCCGTCAGGACACAGGATGGCGTTGGGTAACAGGACGTAGGTCATGCCCTTGAAGAAATCTACCAGACCGTTGCTGGTGAGCAGCTGAGTGCCAGTGCGGAGTTGCGGGCCGGCGTCGGTGGTGGCTGCTGGCTCAGGGGCCGGTTGGCTGTAGACGTTCTGGCACAGCCGGACCGCTTTGCCGATTGTCACCTGAGCGTAAGTCAGACCGCCACCAGCCCCCCTGTCCCATTTGTCCCTCATGCGGGCCGACTGCCGGAACAGCCTATCGATGCGCTCACAGTTCCTGCCTGTCCAGAATGCCAGATGGCTGCATAGCGCGGCGTCGGCGGCACTGGAGTCGTCGCCATAGCACTCGTCGGCAGCAGCAGCATCGGACCAGAGCGTCTGGAGTGTGGCTTTGCCGAGGAATGCACCTTGAGTCGACAGGTGGGCACGGTTCATCCTGGACACCAATTCATTATCATCATCGGGACCAGTATAGGTGGGGTCAGGCTCAGTGGTCCAGGTGGCCGGCGCGTCGGTGGGCAGGAACGTCGGGGTGAAGTAGCGGGCGACCGTGGCGTCAAGGGCGGCCTGGGCGTTGTATGCACTGGAGCCGGTGGCGCCTGTGCCAGTGACGGCACAGAATCGCTTGCCTGTGTAAAGATCGGCGTCTTGGTCAGGTCCACGTAGTTGGATACGGTGGGTCGGGCGGCTGGTGTAACTGCCGATGATGTGGATACCCTGACCGGACAGGCTGACCTCGGTGTAGCAGCCAGCGAACGTGGCGCATAACTCATGGGTCAGAGCATTCCACTCGCCGTTGGGTAATTTTGCGTTGTCGATGTCGATGAAGAACAGCGGGTCGTTGTCGGTAAAGACGAAGCCGATCCCCCGCCCGACTACCCCCGGTTCATTGCCGATGCTGCCGGCGAGGGCTACCTGGGCATCGGTGTACGACATGTGGATAGTCGTGTCATGAGCGTCATACCGACGACCGGTGACCGGATGCAAGGGGAACTTGTCTGTCTTGTTTACGCGCGTTGGTGATGGAAATGCGTTCCACAAAATCCACTGGTTATACCTGTGCATACGGTCACACTCCCTCGGTAGCCTCGGTGGGTATCATAGCATCAGCGGCAGCCTGTCTGAGTGCCAGCGGGGCAGCCAACGCCTGGGGGTCACGGAGCGCGATGCCACCGGCAACGATCACAGCGTCACCTATGCGCACAGCCTCTGCCATGACGGCCTCGCGCATCAGTCTCACGCTAAGAAAGCGGAATGTGACCAGACCGGGCGACACGTCGGCCACCTCGGCCACTCGGTTACGGGTCACGGCAAGCAGCCCCTCGGTACGGGCAATGTGCAGGGCGACCGTGAGCAGGTCGGCTTTGCGGGTGTCGGGCGCCAGGCGGCGGGGGGGTTGCGGTGTGGTGGTCATCGTATTATCTCCCTTGCTATTGAGCGGCGTGGTCATCCGATCACCGCCCTTGCTATTAGACATTTGGAGCAACTGCACAGTGGCGTGTTGCTCATTGGTAGGTATTTGTTATGGGCGCGTACTTGCATGAGTGCCTGAGTGGTTGTCATCGTGGTATCCCCCATTGGGTGACCATTGCTTGCGCCCACCCGTCGTATGTTCGGCTGCGTTCCCTCCACCTGTCCGGTGAAGGCGTCAATTTGTTCTGACCGCTATCGGTCTGGTTGGCCCATCGCTCGACCTGCTTGCCGTTGAATGTGACTATCCGACCGGGTATCCGGCATGTTGGTACCAGCGGCGGTAGGTTCTCCAGCCACAGACCAGTGATCTTGCTGGCGTCGTCACCGTACTCATACGGCTGGATGTACTGTGTCGCCGGTATGATCCGGGTGCTGATGACCCCTCGCGGATTCTCGATCGCCTTGCGTTTGATCGGGGCTTTCATTATTACCCTGACAAAATCGAGTGCTTCGTCTCTTGCCTGCCGGCGTGCAGCGCCCACCAATGTCCCGGGTTTGATATTCTGGTGATACGGGCCGTCAGTGTATGCCCACTCAGCCGAACAGGTCAGGTATGTGCAATCCGGGTGGAAGATGCCCAAATCCCACCACAGGTCCAACACGTCCCGAACGTCACATTGGAAGTGATACGGGCTGCCGTCCTCAGCGGGCAGGAGGTCACAACTATAGGCATCGTGACCGGCAGCGCGAAACGCTCGGCGGGTGACTCCTGATGATTCACAACCGATCAGGACTCTCACACATCCTCCCCGCCAGTTATGAACCTGGCAATGCCGCCTTTGGCTATTACAAATTGAATGAATGCTAATTGTGCCCGCTCATGGCACGGTTTGCATATCGGTCCACGCGGTCTACATGAGCAGGGTTTGTCGCCAGAGTAGGTCCACCCGGTCGGCTTGGTTTCCTCCGCTGTGAACACACCGTACATACGACCACACGGGCACATGGTCGGTCGAGGAAAGATCAAGTCACTGGATTTGAATACCCGATTGGTCTTGGCGGAATCATTGGCTAGGCCAAATCTAATTGGTACTCCACGCTCATCGGGCAGGACACCGCTGTTGTTCCTCCAGGCGACGATCCCGTGCTTAGCGAGTTGGATGCGACGGGCCGCTTGCACACTAGCCTCGCTGCCAGCCGCCCCGGTGCCCACGGTCACCCCTGGTACCACGCCCATCATGGCACGTAGCTCCGCGACCGCTGCCGGCGAGATACCCCATCTGTTGGCCCATGTGGTCAGCATCACGTTGCGCTCGGGTACTGGTCGATGATCATGGTCTCGGCAAGCAGTCGCTCGGCTTCACAGCGTCCACACAGTAGGCACCGTGTCTCAGCCTCAACAGGATCGCAGATACGGGTTCCATCATGTTTGCAAATGAAGCAACTCATCGTGTCACCTCCTTGACCGCCGCTGATAGATTCGGGTACTCGGTGTAACCACCATTTAAGTCATAGACGAACACTCTGCTGGGCGGGCGCACCTCCTTACGCTGTGTGACTACCCGCCCATCGTCGAGAGCGCAACTGTACGCCGTCAGACAGAGGACCACAAGAAAAATGAACCGTGTGACGGTTGCGCGGTGGTCGGCTGCGCGGTGGTCAGTGAGTAGCTGTTGCATGTTGCCTCCCTGGGGTGAAGTGATTGGTCTTTTTCAGGTTGTCGATTGCCGGTAACACCTGCAGGTTCCAAGGGACATGCAACCCGCTGACATGTTTCCCGCGTAAAGGCACGATGTGATCAACGTGGTGCTGTATGCCGGTGTTTTTGGTCAATAGATCGGACATCACGTACATAAATTCCATGTCTTTTATCTGCTCTTCGGTCAGTTTCAGTGTTCTTTGTCTCTTGGCTGCGCGTCTACCGGCTGCGTGAGCGGTGACCATATGAGGATTTCGTTCACGCCACAATTTAGTTTTAGCTAAATGTTTATCTCTATTTTTAGCGTATGACAATCTTTCCTTCTCTAGAAACTTTTCAATATCTGTCTCTCTGCGTGTCTTGTCGTACAATGCTATGCGCTCTTTATTTTTAGCACACCACTTATGGGTGGCTTGTCTTGCTTTTTCGGGGTTTGCATCTCTCCACTTTTTGACGTAATCATTCATCTTCTCTTTGTTGTTTTTGACCCACTCAGCGTGTTGCTGGCGCGATTTTTCCTTATTCTTCTGGTAATGTGCCGCACTTCGTACACCAGTACAGGGCTTACAATAGCAAACGTGTCCATCTTTTGTACGTTTAGTTTTGGCGAAATCGGTCAGCGGTTTCACTACACCACAATCAAAGCACTTTTTCATATGGTCACACCGCTCTTAGTCAGTACAGACTCTATCCTTTGACGTAGATCATCGGCGTCTGGTCTACCCAACGCTTGAGCCGAAATGATGTCTACACCGAACTGGTGGTAGAAAGCACGCTGAGCCGTTCTGGTATCACGCCCCATTGATTCCTGTAACCCTCCATACCACATCATAATTTTTCTAAGGGACTGCTGCGATTCCTGCCTGGCGGCGTGCTGTTTCGCTGCTCCATGAAATACAACTGGTGGGTTGCCCGCTCTTTCCATCGCATTGCGTATCTCGTCGGGATGCCGATCAACCTTAGCTACCTCGCCGCGCATGGCAGCCAGAACTTCCGGTAGCAGTTCGCATAGGTCACCATCTACCATCTCGGGGTTTGTGCGACCGACCGGCACAGGTGTCCAACCGCAGAAGGGGCATGTTACATATATTCTCTCAAAAGGAGACATACAGACAGGGTTGCAGCAAATACGCATCGGGATGGCGTTGGGGTCTTTGTCTTTTTTAGCCGACCGCTCTCGACGGTCGAGTGTCCATTCTTTGCCAATTCGGTCGGGAAGCAGATGACGGGTCACATTGCCCACATGGTCGATGATCAGTGCCTTCTCCTTGCCCTCCATCGGCCTGAGCGCACGACCGAATTGTTGACAGTAGAGACTATACGACTGTGTGGCCCGCGCCATCGACACTACTTCAATGGCCGGTAGGTCGAATCCTTCTCCAAAAATATCGCAATTTACGAGTTGCAGTATCTCTCTGTTCCTAAATCGACGGATTATCTCACGGCGAAAATTGTCGGGGGTTTTGGCTGATACCGCCTCGGCGGGTACTCCGGCCACGTTGAACAGTCGAGCGAACTCAACGGAAGTTTCCACGTCAGGTGCAAATGTCACACCGAGTTTACCAGGGGCCATGCGCAGATAGTGTTCGACCACGTGACCCATTATGCTACTGCTACGTGTCTTCTTGGAGAGTTGACCCCTGATGTAATCACCATCGGCACCAAGTGCCACGTCCGTCAGGTCCAAATCAGATGGAGGGCAGGCTATGCGATAGTCGGTCAGAAACGGTGTGACTATCCCCCGGTGGTCAGGTAGCCCGTTGATGAGTTGCCGCATCCCGGGACCTTCTATCATTACATCCACGATGCCGTCAGCATGGCGCCCGAGTCCTTTGCCATCAGCCCTCTCGGGTGTGGCTGTAACCAGCAGGATACGTGCGTGCGGGAATAACGCCAGAGCTTTGCCCCACTTATTCGTAACCAAGCAATGATGACCCTCGTCGCATACAGCATACGTTACCTGCGCAGCCCAACGAGTGAATGCGTGGTGCTGTGGACTGGTTGGTTTTGCCCACGACATAATCGTATCGACGCCGGCCACGGCGCAAATTGCCGAGGGGTTGTAAAAATCCTTGCCTAGTTCAGCGATATGTTGTTGAATGATGCCCCGCACAACATTTGTCGGCGCTATGATGCGGTGCCGCACCCCATAACGAGCCAGAGCCAGAGACATTTGCCCGACCAGCTCCTGCCTGTGAGCGATAGCCACACTGCTGCCACGATGCTCGGAAAGTTCGCTGGAGAACAGGACCGTCTTACCAGATCCGGTTGGTAGTACGGCCATTACAGCCTTGGCGGTGGACCAGGATGATGCGATCATTTGTCTCATTTCTGCCTGGTATGGTCTGAGTTGCAAGGTGTGTGACCTCCGTGTGTCTGTGTGCCGAGAGACGGTATACCTAATTGCCTTCGATGTCAACAATAAATATGAGGGTCGTAACCGGTGGTAATTATTAGCATACACTTATTTTCATAGGGGCTAAAATAATTATTGACATTGAGGGCAATAGGCGTATTGTTGCTCGGCATACAGCGTCACACTATCATTAAAGGGGTTTTGACCCCGATCACAGGGAGGGTACACAGATGAATTTCAAGGCAATGGAATCGACAGACTCTACTTTTAAACCTCTTACACTCGCCATCACTTTCGACAAGGTTTCCCAACTCAACGCATTCTACGCATTGTTTGCGCACAGCGACATCTGCATATTCATGAGGGATCACGGTTTCGACCCGACTCCGATGCGTTATGAAATCGATGGGGTCAACGGTGAACCGAAGTACGGTGACGCATTTACGCAATTACGCAAACTCAACTCGCTGTAAGCAACACACCACAAGGGAGGGTATCAAATGCAACCGAGCGTTAGTTTTACCGTACCACTGACTGCCGCAATACTGCGGGCCATGTTGAGCGACCTGGAGGGTACGGCTGCCAGCGCCGAGTGCTGCGGGGGCAAGAGTTGTACGGACACCCCGGCCACCACGATCACTGCCAATGGATTAACCGGTGTGACCGCAGCAACCGATCCTGACTGCGGCGTAGCTGAGCCGCTGACCAGTGGCATCGTGGAGCATGACAACCCGTTTGTGGCCATGCCGGCCCTGACGCCGCAGCCGATCACCGAGCCATTCATCCTGACCCCCGAGGGCATAGTGCCGGTCACCGATGTGACCGATCCGTTTCTGCTACAGGTAGCCGCACCCCCTGTGCTGCCGCTCCCCATGCCCCCTGTGATCACCCCACCCCTCGCCCCGCCGACCGGCGTCAAGGTGGATGGTGAGGGTCTGCCGTGGGACCAGCGTATCCACGTATCCACCAAGACATTCCGTCAGTCTGACAACACCTGGAAGCTCCGTAAGGGCGTCGATGCTACGCTGGTCGAGGCCGTAAAAGCCGAACTGCGTGCTTGCATGGCTGTGCCGGTGCCCGCCAGCCCGCTCACCACAGCCCTCAATACAATAGCGACACTGGACCTCGCCCCGGCGGGCGTACCGCACCTGTCGGGTAGCTGGACACCCGAGACCGGTCATGTGGTCGGCATCCCTGTGCCGCCTGTGCCAGTGGTCACACCGCCTGTACCAGCACCCCCCGTGACCGTCGCTCCCGAGCCACCGCCCGTCGTCACACCACCCCCTGCACCCGGCGCCATGTCCTTCACCGACTTTGTGACCTGGGCCACCGGTAAGATGGTTGCCAAGGAAATCAGCCGGACGCAGCTTGAGGAAGCCTGCAAGAGCGAGGGGATCAGCAGTATGCCCATGCTCCAGAACCGTCCCGACCTGATACCGGCTATCCATAAGTTCCTGGAGAGCATCTGCCTGCCGGCCAGCAGCGTGGGAGGTGTGTGACCATGAGCCGACTGACCAAGGACCAGAAGACCACTATCATCAACAAGGTTCTCAACAAGACCTTTACCGAGCGACAGGAAGCATTGGTAGCCGGGTTTAAAACACTCGGTGACAGTATTTGGGAATCGTTGTACGGTACTCACCGTAAGGTGATCGCTGCAATGCCTGAGAGCTTTCTATCGATGGTAACCAGTGTGCCGGTCCACTTCGACGGCGCTAGTGGTCGGTGGGGTTACGACCACATCCCGATGAGCGGTGAACAACCGGTACCGTCAAGGGTTGCCAGAAACAATCAGGCCGCTGCATCCTATGATCAGACCGAGCCGTTCGCCATCGAGCACAAGCGGTTGTCCGAGGTCAAGGACAAACTCAGCAAGGACCGTGAACTGCTCAAGCGTAGCCTCGACGGTATGTTCTACTCGGTCAACACCCGGAAACAAGCACTCGCTGCATGGCCCGAGTGCGAACCGTTCCTGCCGGCTGATGTGCCGGTGATCAAGAATCTACCGACCTTGCCGACCCACGATCTGAACGCTCTGATCGCCAGCATGTCGGCCACAGGAGGTGCGTAGTGGGTAAACACAGCCGCCTCAGCCCATCGGCAGCCAACCGATGGGTAGCTTGCCCGGGCAGTGTGACCCTCAGCGAGCGTTACCCCGAGCCACCCGGCTCCAGTAGCGAATCGGCAGCCGAGGGTACAGCCAGCCATTGGGTCGGTGAGCAACTGCTCAGGGGGCTGCCGACCCCTACACCCGGCACCCGTTGCCCCGAGAACGGTGTGGTCCTCAGCATGGAGATGATCGACGGCGCCCATGAGTACGCCACGGTCGTGCTGGCCGCCGCCAAGCACACTACCGCCGTGCAACTCCATGTCGAGGATCGGCTTGCCGTACCCCGTATTCATGAGGAGTGTTTCGGCACCGTGGACTGCTGGTTCTGGTTGCCGTACAGCCAGGAACTGCACATCATTGACTACAAATTTGGATGGCAACCTGTCGAGGCTCGCCAGAACCACCAGCTCATCTGCTACGCTGCCGGCGCGATGGATAAGATGGGTGTAGACGGTATTAAGGACCAGCAGATCACGGTCGTCCTGCACATCGTCCAACCGCGACCGCATCACCCGCTCGGCACTCATCGGGAATGGCGGGTGTCGGGCTCCGATCTGAGAGCGCATATCAACGCTCTACGCCACGCTGCTACTATGGCGCTCGGTCCCGATCCGGCGGCTTGCTCAGGTGAGCATTGCAAATACTGCCGTGCTCGCCATGCCTGTCCTGCACTTGGTCAGGCGGCAATGATTGCCGTGGACTACGTGTGCCAGGCACAACCTGACGACCTGTCGTATGCCGCGATGGCTCTGGAGTACCGGACGCTGGAGCGGGTGGCTGCGTTGGTCAAGGCTCGGCTGTCGGGGCATGAGGCCCGTATGATCGGTCAGATACAGTCTGGCGGGTCGATACCAGGCTACTCGGTCGAGTCGGGGTACGGCAGGGAGTCGTGGAACAGGCCGGTTGCCGAGGTGCTGGCGCTCGGTGAGATGATGGGCGTATCGGTCGCGGCACCCGTTGCAGCTATCACACCGGCTCAGGCCCGTAAGGCCGGACTCAGTGCCGAGCTGATCGCGGCATACGCTGGCAAGGAGAAGACCGGGCTGAAGCTGGTCGCGGTAGCAGAGAGCAAGGCGGCATTGGCGTTCGCGCCTGCCGCGCAGTAGCCCGAGGGGGCAAGGAGGTACCACATGGAATGGTGGCATATTTATTTGTTCACAAGGTTGGATAGCTTCTCGACGTTTTTCACCGTAGTAATGGTCGTCACGACAATCGCAGTTATCGCGGGGGGGCTTGCTTTACATCCCTGCCATGGCTGACTTCGGTGACGACCATGGTCCGGCAATCAAGAGAGCATTTAAAATCACAGTAGCCGTGTGGCTGTTTGCTACGTTCGCCGCTCTTGCTATCCCTACACAGAAAGAAGCCGCTGCGATCTACCTGCTACCAAAACTGGCAAAGAGTGATTTCACAAAAGAGGCGAGCAAGATTCCGACCGACGCGGCAAAACTCATGCGATTGAAGTTGGAGTCGTGGATTGCCGACATGGAACCCAAGAAACCCGAAACCAAGTAGTTACACCACCCACAGGAGGCAGCAAATGGCAAGATTTGGCGAAAACGCAGTAATCACCGGAGCAGCAGCGATCATTTGGGACGGCATCACCCGGCCCGAGACCACGAAGAACGGGGTGGCACTCCCCAAACCGATCTACTCGATCAAGGTGGCGTTCAACCCCGCGGCCCCCGAGAAGCTGGAACTGGATGGCTTGGTGCAGGCGGCTCTGATCGCTAGCGAGTTCAAGGGTGTTATGCCTTTCAACGGTGACCATCCGGTCAAGCAGTGCGATCCGACACTGGCTGCCGGGGCACTCACCGGCCTGGTCAGCATCAACGCGAAGACCCGCAACGGCGCACCCAAGGTGTTCGACCTGAACGGTCAGCAGATGGAACCGATGGCATACGGCTCCATGCTCTACCCGGGCGCCCTGGTCAAACTGCTGGTCACCGCCTACGCGTTCAACAAGGAGGGCAACAAGGGTGTGGCTCTGTCGCTGGACGGCATCCAGATCGTTGACGCAACGGCCCCCCGCCTGCCCATCGGTGGCGCTGGTCCCGATGCCGCAGCGGCATTCGGCGGTCAGGCACCGGTAGCAGCCACACCGCCCGTTGCTCAGGGGTACGTTGCTCCCAATAGCGGTGCAGTCGCCACACCCCCCGTGGCACCGGTAACCGTCAACACGCCGGGTGTCGTGCCGGCTCCCTCGTTCCTGGCCCCGCCCGTACCGGTCGCCCCGGTGCCCGCTGGCCCGGTGATGACAGCCAAGGCGAACGGTATGACCTACGAGGCGTTCAAGGCGAATCCGGCCTGGACCGATGAACTGCTCCGTTCCGAGGGGTACATGCTGTAGGTAACCAGTGGCGGGGTGGTCTGTCTGACGCCCCGCCCACCACTCAAGCGAGGTGTGATTGTGCCCCATGAACAGATTGAGGATAGCTACCATGGTGAGGAAGATACACCAATCAGCACAGTCAGACGTAACCTCTTGAATGAGAGGGGGTATTCCCCCTACTGTGGAGCGGAACGATGCTACTTGACTTGGCCGCGTACTTCTTTTGATGGTGAGCAGTTTAAATGCCGTTGTGGCTGGCGGTCGTCATTTGAGTTAGAATTTATAACAGAGTACAAAGTCAGGTGGCATAAATAACCACCCACTCTGGAGGCATAGCTATGCTACTCTACAATGTAGTTGTATCATATCCTGTAGCTAGACCGAGTGGTATAGAATTCTACCCGTCAGTTGTCAATCCGCGCCCTGTGGACCGTGAGACGGCTGACGAAATTATGGCAGATTGCAAGAGTCGGGGCGTGAGCTGTCGGCTGGAGGGGTCGGTCCGATGGGCCGCCCGGGAGGTGTGACCATGTGGATAGTCGTAGCGTTCATGGCTGGTGGGATGGTCGGCGTGGTGCTGATGTGTTTGTTGCAGATAAACAGGGGGTCTGAGTGATGCGGTGCCCATACTGCAAGACCGATATTCCCGAACATGTAATGAAAATGATGGAACTGTTGGATGATCTGGAAAAATACCCGTATCTTCTTGAGGTTCCTGAACTGCAACCAGAATGGTATCGTCTGCGTAAACTATTGGGGGTATGACCACACATGCAACAGTTAGAGCAAGACATTAAGTATTGGGCCGATAGCCGCTGGCCCACTCGCACCCTGGCAAGCCGCCTGCGGAAGCTCGGGGAGGAAGTAGGTGAGTTGGCTGAGGCTGTGTGCCTGCTGCCGGGCACTGGTCGAGCCAGTCGTGAGGCCGCCCGTGAAGCAGCCGACTGTGCCATTGTCCTAAGTGACATCTGTAGCCTGCTTGGCTACTCGCTGTCAGCGGTCATGCAGGAGAAATTCGCCGAGGTGCAGGCGAGGCCGGTGTATCAACCAGAGTGCATGTGTCATGTAATGTTCGGCCCATGCGAGATACACGGATGACCACACCCGGCGTGAAGATCGAAATAATGGTATCCAAACAGGATGCCCGCTCGCTGGCGCTCCTTGCAATGGGAGACGCACTCTTCACCGACCTGGAGACCCGGTTCAATCGGGGCTCTATGGCACACGCAGAAGTGAAGGATGTCCTTGAGAAAATAAAGACCATAGACAGCCGTATCAAGGGGCGAGTCTGTGACGATTACATGCTGGCGACCGAGCGGTTCTTTGCACGCGTGCAGCTCGCCCTGGATGAGTTCTGGGGGGAAATCACCGATCAGGACCGGGAGGACGCCGACAAGGCCTGGGCCGGCGAGAAGGACGACCATCGGATACTCCGACCACTGGAGGCAATGTGACCGCTGACCCCCGCGATATCGTCTACGATACGGAGTCCTATGCCAACGTGTTCACCCTGTCAGCCAAGCACGCGACTACCGGTGTCCGTTGGCGGTTTGAATACTCCAACCGTCGCAACGACATACCGGCCATGATCGACTGGCTCACCGCCCTGCGGTCAGGTGGCTCCAGGATGGTCGGATTCAATAATATTTCATTTGACTACCCGGTGCTGCATTTCATCCTGAACACTCAACCCCTGCCCACGCCGACAGAAATCAACGCCTTTGTTCAGCGCATCATCAACGCCGATCACAGCCGCCGCTTTGACCATATCATTTGGGATCGTGAGCGGTATGTGGAGCAGGTTGACCTGTACAAGATTCACCACTTCGACAACGTGGCCCGGGCAACCAGCCTCAAGGTGTTGGAATTTAACATGCGGTCACGTAGTATACAGGATTTGCCGTTCAAGACTGGTACCACTCTGACCGACAGCCAGATAGACGAGTTGCTGGATTACAACGACCATGACGTAGACAAGACCGAAGAGTTCTATTATCACACGCTGCCGGCCATCCGGTTCAGGGAGGCATTGTCGGCCAAGTACGGTCGGAATTTCCTGAACCATAATGACACGAAGATTGGCAAAGACTATTTCATCATGCGGCTGGAGCAGGATGCGCCGGGTAGCTGCTACTGCGTGGGACCGGACGGCAAGCGGGTGCCGAGGCAGACGATCCGTGAGAGCATAGCACTGAAGGATGTGATATTTCCTTGGATCAAGTTCAAGCGGCCTGAGTTCACCGCCATACAAGAGTGGTTGGCTGCTCAGGTCATCACCGAGACCAAGGGGGTGTTTGAGAAGCTGTCGGCCACCGTGGACGGTTTTCAATTCGATTTTGGCACCGGAGGGGTGCATGGGAGTGTGACCAACCGCATTGTGCGCTCGGACGCTGACCACATCATCCAAGATTGGGATGTCGAGAGCTACTATCCGAACATCGGTATCAAGAACAGGGTGCACCCTGAGCATCTTGGTGAGGTGTTCTGCGACATCTACTCGGATGTGTTTGAGCAGCGTAAGTCGTATCCCAAAGGAACGCCTGAGAATGCTATGCTCAAACTGGCATTGAACGGGGTCTACGGTGACAGCAACAACAAATACAGCCCGTTTTACGATCCGGCTTACACGATGGCAATCACGATCAACGGTCAATTGCTTCTGTGCCTGTTGGCTGACTACCTGATGGACATCCCGGGTCTTGAGATGATCCAGGTCAATACGGACGGTTTGACCATCAGGATACCTCGCAACCGTGAACCCGATGTGACTGCCGTGACCGATTGGTGGCAGTCACACACCTTACTTCGGTTGGAGATGGCTGAGTATGATCGGATAGCCCTGCGAGATGTAAATTCGTACCTCGCGGTCAAACCGGACGGTAAGCTCAAACGCAAGGGGGCGTATGAATGGCAGGCAACCGACCAAGGCGGCACTCTCGGTTGGCACCAGAACCACAGCGCCCTGGTCATACCGAAAGCTGCCGAGGCGGCATTGGTCGAGGGGATACCGGTCAGGGAGTTCATCCTGAACCATGACGACTTGCACGACTTCATGCTCCGCACCAAGGTACCTCGGACAAGTAGGCTGGTGCTGGAGACCGATGGGGTTGCCACACCTTGCCAGAACATCACGCGCTACTACGTGTCGAAGCAAGGTGGGTCGCTGGTCAAGATCATGCCACCACTTACCAAGAAGCCGGGTGTCGAGCGTCGGATAGGCGTATGCGTGGGGTGGGCCGTGTGGCCCTGCAACGAGTTGACGGGCGTGAGTGGGACGGACATCAACATGGAGTATTACATCAACGAGGCCGAGAAGCTGGTGCGACCATTAAGGGGGTAACGCTGTGGAGGTAATAGTCAAACATTCGGTGCAATCATGTCGCCAATGCCCGCACTCAGACAACAGTGCGATGAGGCACGATGATCCATTCACCAGTAGCCCCGCGAACAATACTTGGTTCTGTAATCATCCAGAGAGAAACAAGTGGCACGACATCATCGAGGATGAGAATAAAATAGACAAACGGTGCCCGTTGGCATGAGGGGGTGAGTGGGGATGACTTACTGCAAGAAACACGGACATACGTTTAATTGTGATTGCGCAGAGTGTGTATCCACCACTCAGACTCGGGCTGGCGTACCAGCCCACGCCACCAAGCCGTCTGACCAAGTGAAGTACCCTGTGCCACATACTCCCACAGCCATCCAACCCGGCTACGAGTCGCTTGCCACGGTGCTCCAGTGTGCCCTTGACCAATCGCAGTCAGGCAAGGGCAAGGAACGCCATGCTACCGGCGACACGCCGTTCCTGCAGCAGCCCATCTGCACCATTGGGCGCATGACTGGTATCGGGTACAATGTCGGTCAGGCGATGAAGAAAGGCCAGGAGGCTATGCGGCTGCCCCGCGACAGGGCACAAGCCGAACTGCTCGGCGCCATCGTGTACCTGGCGTCAGCGTACCTGCTGTTGGGTGAGCGTGATGGCAACGGGCGGTGAGCCGCGGTACTCATGCAGTGACTGCGGTGTGGCCGGCGCCGATCGGCCACTGAACGAGATGAATCACATTTACCCTACTAAGGGACTATGGGGCACCGTGTGGCTGAATCGGTGCTCGGCGTGCTACTGGAGGTGGCGAGATGAGGGAGTTAAAATTTAGAGTCTGGACCGGTGAAAGAATGTGGACCGATATCACGGGTTTTGAATGCACCAATGGTCTGATTGACGGTGTGTTTATTGACGGAGACTATCGGAATCTATCAAAGGGTGAGGACGGTATAGAACTCATGCAGTTCACCAGCCTCCTAGACAAATCGGGCAAGGAGATTTACGAGGGGGATGTTGTGAGAACGCCGAATGGAGACTGGGGTGTGATCCAGTACGAAGCCCCGTTTTTTGGCGTTACCGTATCCGACTCCGAAGTGTCGAACTACCGTCGCGATTGGATGGAGTCGTGCGAAGTCATCGGCAATATCCACAAGAATCCTGAACTAATGGAGGTGATGTGATGAGCCACAGAGACGAGTGTCTGATTACCACCGTAGAGGAAGCAACCGACTGGCTGGATCGGTATCACCACACTGTCGGGACATTCGACCCGCAGGTACTTCGGGTGATTGAGGTGTTGGAGCGGCGGCAGAGTGAGGCGTTGCTGGACGCTGAGCGGGAGTGGGTACATATCAACGACCAACTGACCAATGCCAACAGCAACCTGACAGAGGCCGAAGAGAAGATTGAAAAGTTGGAGGCAGTGCAGGAGAAGTTGCTTGAAGCAGCCGAGGAATGGGCGGGGTACGTGACCGCCGACGATGCACCCCGAACTCTGATTGAACATCTCAACAGAGCACTCTAACCCATAATGAGACACACAGTATGAAGAGTTTCGACAAGTTGATCACCACCATCCAGGCAGCACAGATCGAAGCAACCAAGCACGACGCAGGCAACAAGGCAGCCGGCACACGGCTCCGTGGGCTGATGCAGGATGTGAAGGCAGCGGCTGGCGAGGTGCGGGCTGAGGTATTGGCGGCTCGGAGGTAGCATAGGAGGTGTGACCATACAGTAACGGCCCACTGTCACACGGCAGTGGGCCGTTCTTGCTACTGCTTACGAGCCGCCCATGCCCGCCGTGTCCAACCCGCCACGTTGATACCGAACAGACCACCGACCGCCCCTACCGCAGCAGCTCCAGCAATCACACGCCAGTCCATGCACCCGACCGAGGGTGGCAATGTGCCGGTTGCCATGGCTCCACCGAGACAGCTTGCTATGCGTCTAGTAGGCTTCATCTATCGCCTCCGCTTGCATTTTTTCACATCTGTCGGACCAGTAACGGTGTGTCTTCTTGACACTCCGATGGTGAACGGGGTAGGACGGATCGGATGCTGCGTAAATATCGCCATACAGCCTTGCATAGCTACATGCCAGCGCGTCATCGGCTTTTTTCCCGGCCATATCGATAGCTGCCTTTAGTTCAGATTCGAACTCTTGCCAGTTAATCGGCCGGCAGCAATCGTGAGCAGAGGCGAGGGTGGGAAGGGTCAGTATCGCAAGTGTGATAATCAGTCTTTTCACGGTGCTTCCACACTCAACATACCGTTATCCCGTGCCTTGCCGCCGCCGATGGCCCATGTGAACCAGAACCAATATCTCGCCCTGGCCCACCGACCCTCAGCCTTGAGGATGTCCTGTAGAACCTGGCTGCACTCCCAATTACTCAGGCGGGTACCGTCATCCCACATGCCGGTGTTGCAGAGCTGGTCATGCACCCACCAGCCGGCGCTGTTGATGTCCGTGGCTCCGGTTGCTCCATCGTAGATGCCTGCTCGGACAGTGACTGATTTACCGTAGCGCGGGGAGGTGTAGGTGAAATCCTCATGCAACTGGTACTTGCCGTCTTCAAGTACCGTCTGGTTGATTCTCATCGTTTCACCTCATATCGAAACTCGGCGCCGGCTTGCCAATTGGTCGTGCCGTCGCGGAACAGTTCGCTTACTGATCGTCCGACCTGGGCGCGGTATGTCACTCCGGTGAGGGTGTGACCACATCCGGTGAGCAGGAACAGTGTGGCCGCTGCGACCGCAATTCGACAACTCGATCCGTAGCGGCGTACAGTTTGGCAAGCGTCCGGTCGGCGCTGAGTCTGAGTTCCTTGCACAATGTCTCCTGGCTTACCAGAGCGGCGAGATTCGTGGCTGCAACGAGTGCTTCCACGATGACTCTCATCGGGCGGCCTGCGGGGTAGGAGCCTGCTGCACGTTGCGTTGGCGACAGTTCCGACACTCGACCGGGTTGCGCTTGGCGCACTCCTGCACGTTGTTGCCATGGACACAATGGCCCATCGCGTAGCTGCAATATGCCCCACCCCGGGTGCCGTATGACTCTAGCATCTTGATCCGTTGACTGTCTTCCATGATCACACCTCACCGGGCCTCGTATTCCTTCACTGACCGCATGACCTCGATCTTCATCCTACGTGCCCATGTATCCAAGAACTGCATCTGAGCGGGGTTGTGATCAACTATCTGGATATACCGCCCGTGGGTCAAGCCGACCAGATGGACGAACAGCAACGTCTGGTCAACTTCGTTCAGCCGGCGCACGGTGCCCGGGCCGATATTACCGTCAACGGCGATGGGTGGTCGAGGGTAGCCTGCATAGTTGATTGCTCTTTGCATGATCCGTGCTGCGGTACCTTGGCCTTGGTTGACAGCCCATCCAAAATAGACGTTGGCGATGATCTGTGACCGCCACTCGTCGCACCGGCTGGCACCCCAAAAGTCCCGAGAGTAGATCACGGCTGCTCGGTCAAGGGTCAGGTTCCGGATATCCTCATTCGGGTAGCTGTTGGCCGCGATGCCGTACTTGGTACCCTTGAGATCGCCCTTGCCGATGGCACCGCCGGTCCAGTTACCCCGGTCGCCGCGCATTGCTTGGTAGCCGCCCTCATGTGCGAATGTGGCTTTGAGTGCCGGCTTGATGTCGGCAGCATGGGCGGTGGTGGCGAGGGCGAGTAGGATGAGTGCTGCGAGTATGCTGGTCACACCTTCCCGCCTCGCTTTTGTTATGGTCATTGGTTACTCCTCATTCAGTCAAACGCTAGCGAAAATTCAACGCCATCGAGCGAAACGTAATTGTTTGCACCGTAGCTCAGTGAAACCTCCCCGGCTGCAGAGATGATCATCTCTCCTGTCACCGCCGTAACACCGTTGTAGCAGAGTACGTGGAATCGTTTAGCAGACGCCGGACGTGCGCCGACCGGAAGCGTGAAAATGGTAGTGCCGAGAGTGCCGCTCTTGATAAGGCCCGCGAGCCGCACTCTGCCGTTGTCCACCCACCACGCTGCCACCGGGTTACCTCCTCCGAAATCCACCCAGGAGTTGGAGAGTGCCGGGTTAGTAACGGCGATGTCGGCGTCAGTGGTCATCGAGACTGCTCCTGCTGCATAGACAATGCCGTCGCCAAACCTACCCCCCTCCATCTGTAGTGAGGGTGTGGCTACGTTTAGACCGGCGATGGTATTCGCTGCACTGGTACAGTCGAAAAGGCGGGTACTGAGACTGGCAATATCGAAGCCCCGTACACCATTGGCTCTGGCGCGGCACCTGACTAGGTCGATATTGGTTGCCCCAAGTTCGATGAGGAATCCGGTATTCAGGCCACTGTTCACTACACCATCAATGATGGTCACATAGTTAGCCGTCGCACTCACCTGCACCCCGAAACCTGTCACGTTGGTGATACTGATTTTGTTGATAGTGATGTCTTCGGCTACGTTTCCTGGCAACCCGTTTATCTGCAAACCAAAGCTGGTGTTGTTGATAATCACATCGGACACGTCGATATGGCCCAGATTGTCGGATGCAGCGAACAGTACCAGCCCACCGCCTACACCCTGCGTGGTGGACTGAATGTTGATGCCAGAGTAAGAGGATTGGCCGCTCTGAGCGTAGCTATCAGACTTGATAATGACACCTTCCCCTGTGCAATCTTTCGCCCACAGCCCGATACCAGTTGAGTTGGTTGCCTTGAACACGATACCATGCAGACCATACTGAGTACGGATGTTTTTAACAAAAGCACCGTCCACATACTCGCACAGAAACCCGTGGTTCATTGTGGTGCCGGCTGTATCTTTCAGCAACACTTGGATATTTTCAGCTCGGAATCCCTTGAACGGTGCCGTTGCCGCGGGGTGGGTGCTGAGGTTGGCGATAGTAAACCCCTCCTGGGACGTACCCCCATAAAGGGCATCGCACACGGTCAGCCCGCAGTCAACGCCGAGGTCGAGCACCGTAACATTGTGAGCGAAGACCATGAACGAACCCTGTATGATTGTACCGTTTTCCAGTGCCGTGTTGCCGGCGTTGACATTGGGCATCTTTGCGCCGGCAAAGGTAACGCTGTTTTTTGTTAGATGGCCAGCCTCAGTGTCATAGGGGGAGATGTACACTGTGGGGAGCAGTCGGACCGTGCCACCCGCAACAAGGGAGTTGACCGCTGCGGCTACGGTTGCAGCCGCGCCACCGGAACCCCACCACTCAGGGCGTGCTTCTTTCAGACCAACGATACTGCCGGCCCCTGCAAACACTTGTCTAGCACCGTGGTCAGGCGATTCACCGAGAAATCTGAAGGTGGTCGTGTTGCCGAGCGACCCATCGGCCGTGATAACCAGTTTCCTGTCAGCCGGCCAACCGTGCAGGGTGGCGCTGGAGATATTACTCTGCACAGCACTCAGCGCATGAGTAACCACCACTGTCTTGCCGGCAGCATCAGCGGCAGCGGCAGCGGCAGCCAGTGTGGTCTTGACAGCGTAGGTGCCATTAGACCCCTGCACCAAGATAGCGGCAGGAGCCGGTGAGCCGCAGCCACACAGCGCCAGCACGGTTACTACGGTGATCAGTATGCGCGTGATCATTTTTCCTCCAGCGCAGTGATCCTGAGACCCATGCGTTCCATGTCAGATTTAATATCCCGGTCAACATTATCCAGCCGGTTGATTTCCTTGGCTACCTCGGCCCGCATGACGGGCGCCTGCCAGAACACCGAATAGCTGAGTAGCCCCACGGCTGTGATACAGAGCGCCACGACGGTGTTCATCTTGGTTGTGAGTACCGCTTCCTTGACCTGCCGGTCGGTGAGGCAATTGGGTGTGAGACAGGATTGCTCAGGCATAGTAGGTTCTCCCCGGACGTGGTACCGGTGTCGGTTTTTTGACAGGTGGTTTGGGACGTTTAATCGGTTTACGTGGCATGGTTACCCCTTATACCAGTTATTATCTACCGCTGATCGAACCAGCCGGATACCCACACCCTGTACATCGAGGTCAATGTACGGTTGGCCCTGCACGGTGCCAGTTGCTGGTGTGATCCTGACAGGATTGACACTGGAGTCGGTCTTGAATATCTCGTAGTAGGCGGGTGCCAGGGGGTCGTCGGCGGATAGGATGTTGGCGTTGTAAATGGCTGCAGCAGCATCGCCGAATATCTGGAGGGTTGCACCGATACTGCCGGTATCTATACCAGACACCATGTCGATTGTATAGATCAGCAGACCGTCTGCATCGTAAAGTGCCACGGAGTATGAACCGTTCAACCACACAGAGGCCCGACCGGCTGCATCAAGTATGACAGGGTTTGAGTTGGCTATCTGCCCCGTGGCATCAGTGTAAGTTGATTTAGGGAAGGATTGCCCGGGGCCGGCTGTGGTGGTCGGTTGGGCGGTGTAGAGTAGTCCGCCAGCGGCTGGTGCGCCCGATGGTAGGAACTCGGCAAAGCGTGGCATGGGACAGAGGACTGTCAGAGACATGGGGTACCCGCCTGTATGGGTTGAGAGTCACCACCCTGTATGCTGGTGACTTGTGTGATGACCGTTACCACAATACGAGTTAAAAAGCAAGCAATCCTTGTGGGTCGAACGGGTCGGTTACCCACTGCAACACTTCCTTCATCCCGAGTTGGTTCATGCAGTATTTATACTCGTCAGGGTGTGTGACCATCATTCGGTCAAATCGCCCTGGTTTTGGTTCCATGTGACAACCGAACGCACAGAACATGCAGCCGGTTCGGTTATACCCCATGTCATACACTGAGCAGTAAGGCACATTGTTGCTCTTGAGATAAAACCAGACATCTTTCTCAAGCATGATACTCATCGGGCGGGATTGAATCTTTTTCTTATCGAAAGCGTTACAGCCAAATTTCAGATAGTCTTTAAGTCGTAATCGGCTGTCACACGCCATCGTGCCAATGAAAGGTTTACGTCCAGTTTCCTTCTCGTATTTCACGAAAGGTGCTTTCTTCATGTAGTAGCAGCATTGTTCGCTAATCTTGAACGGGGCGTCCAGCAGGTACTTCCATTTCTCAGGGATCACGCCGGCCGACTGTTTCTTGCCTGTCATGAAGTCAATGCCGCCGTTCAACCGGTAGTCACGTTGCGCCTGGGATTTAGTGTTCTGATAACGATTGATCGCCGTAGCGACTTCTTTACTGACGACAGGATAACCGAATTTTTCAATGACCTGATCGAACCGGTGCTTGGGTTTGAGCCACGTGACATTGGTGTGAGTTGCAACATGATCGCGTATCTGTCTGAACTCAAGACCTGTATCTGAGAAAACTAAGGGTACTTCTGGGTAAAGACGACGCACCCTGTCACGTAGAAACTCGGAATCCTTGCCACCGGAATAAGCGACATACACCTGACCATTCTGTGACTCGTAGAACTCCTGTATTTTGATGTCCATGTACCGTAGTTTGTACTCAAACGGTAAATGCTGGCGTTCTGTCAATTCCTGATGAGTCACACTCACCCCCTATGTCAAGTCACACGGGGAGCATACAGTTAATTGCATTGAGAGTCAATAGGCTATTTACCCTTGCTCTCGTTGAACCGCCGCTTGGCGTCTTCTACCAGTTTCTTCCATTTAGCGTCACCCATCATACTCGATTTGGGTACATCGAATAGGGTCTTACGTAAGTTGGCTAGATTGGATGGCAGGATCACAGCCTGTTCTGCTTTGCCGGCAAACTCACCAATCTCAGGATGGTTCGCATACTTAACCACATCAGCGGCGGGTATATCCACGAATGATAAACGGCCTTTAGTTCCAGCGGTTTCCGAGGCGGTCTGACCGAAGTGCTCGGCAGCTTCCCGGTCCAGGCTGAACCATCGACCAGCGGACGTATCAGCTGCTGTTGTTGCGAACTTGGGTGTCTCGCCACGGTACAACCGCACAAGACCTTTTGCCACGATGGGCTCCACGAATGACGCAGCGGCATCCCATGATTTCAAGGTGATACCACCGATGGGTAGTGCTTTCATCACGTTACCCACCAACTGACGCCGCTCTGCTGACGACATTTCCTTGCCGCCCGTGCGTAACAGTTCACGTGCCTCCTGCTTGGTGGTGTCGGCGGGTTGCACACTGGCTTCGGGTCCACCACCCTGTGCCTCCGATGGTGGTCCAGCCTGTGTAGCCATTATCTGGATGAAATACGGCTTGAGCGTGTCGGCTGCGCGCTGGCTGATGTCCGTGTATTTTTTAGCACGGTAGATTTCCATCAGCGATGCGGCCACATTGCCATCCAGTAGTCCGTCCTGTATGATCTGGTCTACCCGCGCCTCGGCTGATTTCATGGGATTCTTGACCACAGCGCCGACAGCCCCCTTGATCGAGTTCATCAGCCAGCCGGCCTTGGCAAGTACCGCACCGAACATAGACACCTTGTCACCGAGTGCCAGTAGGTCCAGCTTCTCGGCGGTATTGCTACCCCTGAGTGTGGCTACCACGTTGCTGCGTTCGGATATTTCCAGTGTATGCGCCCAATCCATCACCGCCCGGGTGCTACCGAAGTATTTACCGATGCTCGGGCCAAACTGCTTCTTGGCGAATTTGATAGCCATTCGAGCCGACATGGTGGGATTACGCAGGGAGTCCACCCCCAGGCCGTCAAGGTGGGTGCGTATCGCCTTGGGCAGCTGACCCTTGATGATCTGCTCCACGTCCTTGGTCAGACCGAGAGTGTTCAGCACCTCGGCATTGTCGCGTAGGAAGCGTTCGGCTGCCGGTACACTCATCACGCCGGTTGACGGCTCGATAGCTGCCTTGGTGAACCGTGTGACCACGTGCGGGTAGACCAGCTCGCCGGCTGCCTGCCGACCGGCTGTGAACCTGGCTGCTTGGTCTACGGGTCCGGTGGCCGGCACGTAAGGCATCTTGGCTCTGACCAGTTCAAACGCACCACGGGGCGTGAACACCTTGTCGGGTATCTGCTCCAGCGGGGTATTCAGACCGCCGTACTGATCGCCCTTCTTGAGGATACCGGCGATGGTATCCCGGGCGAAGCGGTCTTTCTGTTCTTCGCGGGTATACCGGCGTGCGCTGGCGTAGCTGGCCGCCACATCCTCGGCTGGTTGGGCGGCGGTCAGGGTGTCCTGTAGCGCCTGGCGGCGAGTGGTCAGTTCGGTGAGGGTGTTGGACGCAGGTGCCGTAGGTGCTGCTGGTTGCGGTGCAGCCTTGATTTCCTGCCACTCAGCGCCTAGACGCTTCATCGCGCCGGCATGACCACCTTCTGATTTCATGTACTCGGACATTTTGGAGCCAGTAAACTCGTTCCATGTCTGCTGTGGTGCAGGCGGCGGCGTGACTGCGGTACCCTGCTGCCCCTCTAGCGGCACCGGTTTGCCAGCCTTCTCATACTCCTTGGTCAACCTGGCAGCGTAAACCGCATCCGACTCCCCCGTCACCTTCATCATACCAGGTTGAGCACCCATCTCAGCACGCATAGTTGCTAGGTCGGGCTTGGCGCCGGCTGCTTGCTCTGCGGCAATGCGTTCATCGAGTGTGGCTATCTGGCTGCGTAGCTTGCTCGGGTAGATGATACGCCCCTCATGGATAGCTACATCCCCCGCCTCGGCAGACTTGCCCATCGCCTCAAACGAGTCCCACACACCCTGTTTGACACGTTGCAATGCCGATGCTGCCGCCCGGTCGCCTGACTGGATAGCCTGACTGATCCTACCATCAATGGTCTCCTTAATCGACTTGAGACCACCAGCCGTCTTGTCAGCACCCTTGGCGAACGCAGCCACACCCTCTACGGCCTTGCGCGCCGTCTCGTCCAGGTTGCTATCGAGTGTTGTCTGTAGAGCGTCATCGAACTCAACACGGGGCATCTCGTACTTATACCCCTCTTGGTTGAACAGCCGCTTGACCTCCGGTGCCACCTGGGCTTCCGACTCCTGCACCGACTTGATGATCCGCTCGCCTGTCGTGCTGGCGTACTCGCTGGCTGGTAGCTGCTCACCTCTACCGACTTGCCGGTTGACACGGGTCAGGGCGGTATCGGCGTTGACGGCGCTGTTGAGGTTCACCCGCTCATCGAATGGCATGGTGCCGTCGCTGGTACCCCTGGTCTTGTACTTGAGCCGTTGCTTCTGCTCCAGGGCAAGTAGTTTACCACCCTCGCGTTGGCCAGCTGACGGTTGCAGTGGTCGCTGACCCGGGCGGTCGGCGTTCAGGCGGTTGAACAGCGCGTCGTCACGGTTGCGGGTAGCCTGTTTGACCTGAGCCAACCGGTTGCTGTCGGTGACGGCGGTGCGCTCGGCAAATCCCGGGTCGGTCGTCTTCCAATTACCCCCAACACCCGTGGCAGCGTCACCGAACTCCTGGGCCGCGTTGATACGATTACGGGCAGGGCTGAATGGGGCACCACGCTGGATGAGGTTGCGTCCACCCTGTACCAGCGCACCAGCACCCTTGGCAAGTACGGCACCACCCATCTCCAAACTGGCACCGGTCGCAAGCTGGTTGACTGTTTTACCCACCTGCTGTGTGACTGTACGGTTCGGTACCCCCTCGATCATGTCAGCGAGCTGGTTGCCCGTAGCGTAACCGAGAGCCGAACCGGTCACCGTGCCGACTGTTGCACCGGGGATCGCGCCGACCAGTGGGATAGTCACACCCCCCGTCAGGCCGCCGACTGCGGCACCGCCGATACCGCCAGCAACCGCTCCACCACCCTCTAGAATAGGACGCACGGCATTGGCTACTCGCTTGCGCCCCTCGTCAAAGGTTACGGGATTCTGTGCCATGCTCTGACCCTTAGCCTTGCCCCAATTGCGTACACGGGTCGGCACGGTGCCCTCTTCTGCCAGGAAGTCACTGGCTGTCTTGCTGCCGCGGCGTACCGGTGCTGGGGTGCCCCCGTGCTGCGCGGCGAGCTGGTCGAGGATACCACCACCGCTGGCTGCTGGAGTCGCTGTTGCGTGCTTGGCTGCCAGGTCGTCAAGGATTCCCATGTGCTAGACCCCTCATAAACCAGTAGTATGCTCGACTGTCAATCTCACCTTGGCAATGATTGCATCGGTATTTCTTATTCAGCGGATTGTCAGGCGTGATGTCGGTGAAGGTGTGATAGTCACACTCTGCCAGCCGACGATGGTTCTCTTTGACCTCTTCCCACAGACTGGTCATCTCAGTACGCGGTATTCCGCTGACCCGTGTCAATGCGTCTCCTAGTGTCTCGGGGGCGGTCATATTCCCTTGGCCCTCTGGAATGCCTGACCTATCTCGGTATCGGAGAAGCCGCGACGCTTCAGGTTATCGTAGACAGCCTGTTGCCTGCCAGCATCATTCCACTTGCCGCGCATATCGCTACCGATCCATTTGGTGGCTTGACTGATACGCGGGGGTGCTGCTGGCTCCTTGCCGCCTGCCATGCGTTGCTTAATCTCGACGCCGGTATCCTTGAGAGCCTTGATCCTGTTGCCACCCTCTTGCCGTGTGGCTGCCATCAGTTTCAGCATCTCGCTCAGGGGTAGGTTCTTGTCGTGTATCTTGTCCATGTCCACACGGGCGCCTTCCGACACCTGGGCTACTGAGCCAGCGCCACCGGCCTGCAGTTTGGCATTCTCCGTACTGATAGCCGATACCAGCATGTCATAGATGTTGATGTTGGCTACGCCGACCAACCTCTTGTTGAAGTCCCGGGTACCCATGTTCAGGATGCGATTGCGGTCCAGATTGAGCGTCTTGGACATCGTGGTGATATGCTTCTCAAGCTGGTCGATGTTGTTGTCAATGGTCCTGACGAAGCTGCTGGAGGCGTCGAGCTGCTTTGTGTTGAACTTGAGCGACCCGGCATCAGCCTTGAACGATTGGGTGTCGGCACTAGCCTCCGCACCGGAGATACCTTTGCCCTGCGCCCACTGCGAATACTCCTTGGCAAATTGGGTACGACTCCTACCGGCCTCCTTACCCCACCCGAAATCGGGTTTCTCGCCTGTCGCCTTCTTGTTCTCAAACCACCATTCTTTATCTTCCTTGCTCCAGGCGGTGAATGAGTCGGGTGGTTGACTGCCGCTGTTCTTGAGGTCGAATGTGAATCTCTTGTTGTCCTTGGCAGCGGCGGCGTTCTCGGCACGTACCTGCTTGGCCGCTTCAAACTCAACCTGCTTGGGTGACCATTTGGGGTTCTTGGCGGCGAGTTGGGCTTTGAGACCATCGAGGTATGCACCCTCCGTGCTGATCGGGTCACGCGGCTCTTTCGGCTCCCATCCCACCGGTCTACCGCCCTTGGTGGTCATCTTGTACATACCAGGGGGCGTATCAGGTGTGATGCCGAGTTCAGGATGCTTGACGGCTATGCCGGCTATCTCCGGTGCGGTGAACTGTTTGGTGACTTCGACTTGCTGCTTGCCGGTCACCTGTAGATCGACCGTGTTGGGTATCATACCCTTCACATCGGGATCGGCTTGTGCCTGTTTAGACAGTGCCTGGAACGTCTCATTGTCACCGGCATCAGCAGCCTTGCCCATCATGTCCTTGTAGAAGGCCATTTTGGAGGTTGTTCGGGGTGCGTTGGCGGCAGTCTGAGCGGCGGTAATCTGCTGGTCGTATGTCTGAGCATCCTGCGCGGTGATCTGACCGGAGTTGTACAGATCGCGTAGGCGAGTGCGTTGTGCGGTGTAGTCCGGTGTAGTGGATGCCGGTGCAGGAGCAAGTTGATTGGTCACACCGGGTTGTGCTGTGCCACCAGGCACCTGAGCCATCTCACCGTACAGTGTGGCCGCCTGTGGCTGGCGCTGTGCCGCTATCAACGGGTCCATGCCACTCGCGGTCGGTGCCGGCTGCGGCTGCTGTGCCAGTTGGTTGACCGGCTGCGCTGCGGTCTGCTGCCTAGCACCATACAGCGACTCAGCTACCAGACCGGCAACCGACTTCTTGCGCTGGTCCTCTGCCGCTGCCATACCGGCCAGTCGATTCTGTAGCCGGTTGGCCTGCATCGCGTCACCGTAGGCGGCTGCTTGCATTGCGTTCAGCGGAGCGTTCGAAATGGGGGTGAAGTCAAGTGGTTGCATACGGTCTCCTACCAACTCATCGAGGACGTATCCCCGAAGCTGCCGAAGTCTACGTTGTTGATATTCCCACCAGCCTGATTGTAGGTCTGACCGTTTGCCAGATAATTCTGATACATCTGGTTCTGGTTGTAGGCACCATATGCGTTGATGCCGGTCTGGATGCCAGAGTTGAGTATGTTGCTCTGGTTGGCTGCACCCTGCATCCGTATGTTGCCCTGGTTGGCTGCTCCGGTCATCAGCGTGTTGCCGATCCCTTGTGCCATCCCCATGCCGGCAGCACCGAGCTGTGTGGCTGCGGTCTGCCCTGTGCCGGCTACCCCTGACAGACGGTTGAAATTAGTGTTCTGAGCATTTAAACCGCTGTTGAACTGGTCCATCTGGCTACCGTAAGCCCGCTGATATGCTGCACCGTACTCCTGGCTCCCGAGTTCCTGACCGTAGTTCTGCAGGGCCACGCCGAGGTTGCCGCTGCCGAGGTTGCCGCCCGCCGCACCGGCTGCCGTGATCGCATCCACACCTTGCTGCATTCGGAACGCATAACCCGGGTCTGTCTGCACCTTGCTCTGGTCGAACTGGAATGTGGGCGTCGATGCGAACTGACCACCAGGCTGGAGACCGGCACTGAGTTGGTTGACCGCCCCCGTGCCTGATGTGAGCCACGGACGCATGTTATCCTGCGTTATGCCGAACTGTCTGCGCTGCTCGTCTACCGACTGACCGGATGCCTCAGCGTTTGACTCAGCGGCGTCCTCGGTTGCATTAGCGCCCATGATACCGGATACTACGCTCATTTTAGTTCTCCTTCATAGTGCATCTCTAGCAAAGAGAGACCTTCCCGCTCATAGAATCGTTTGAGTTCATCAGGCATAGAGCATGGTAGGTAGATCATGGCGAGGCGGGTAGCCCCTTGCTCTCTAGCCCACTGCTTGAACCGGCTGTAGAGTTTGATACCAGCGCCCCTGCGTCCAGCAGCCGTGTACCAGAACATCTCTATGGCCGTCAGTCTACCGCTCAATGGCTCGGGTGATACGATACCACCAATTCCCCCTGTGACCACGCCGGCTGGATCGACATCGAGGAATATGACGCCTATTTCGCTGGTCAGGGCACGTCGCCAGTATTCCATGTAATGATAGGCGTTGAACTCCATACCCGGGATAATATCGGTGTACTCACGGGCGCATGGCAGGATACGCGGTATATCAGCGAGTGTGGCTTTGACCAGTGCCATGCTACCTCCCGTTTAGTAACCCTGTGACCACGAAATTATTCACCGATCCGTCATCTGCACGGTGGTATGGACCACAGTCTATGTCACATAGGTCCACGTTATTTATGTCATACCACGAAATGAGCATTAAGTGTTGATTTTTATGCTTGACATTCGCAAAAGATGTTTTGTTGTTCCGGTTCAGCAGCAACTCGGTGCCTGGGTCGCGGTCACATAGCCAGCGTAGCATGTCGGAGATGTAGATGTGATTTGTCACACCGGCCTCAGCCCACACGTTGCTGGCAGCCTTGATTCGCAGGCTGAGTAACACATCACGGTATGCCCCGTACACAGTCAGCGCGTCAGCCATCTGGTCAACGTGATCGATCACCCAAAATCCTGTATCGACCTGCAGACCCTGAGTACGGCATGATTCCAAGAATTCTATGTCTCGACCACCTGACTCCCTGTGGAATGACAGACCGGCATGGAGCAGTTTGCCGGTGCGCGGCAGGTTGGCGGTGCCGTTGGTACCATTGGTCAGCACATAGGCGTCGGGGAGTTGTTCAAGAATGGTGGCGAGGTCAGGGTGCAAGGTAGGTTCGCCACCCGTCAGGATGATTGGGCCGAGGTCGCGGTGTGCCCGGGCCTCAGCTATGATGTCGGCTGCTGGTCGGTCGGCGGTGCCGGTTGGATGGTAGCAGTATTTACATTGCAGGTTGCACCTATCGGTTATGTCGATCATATAACCATCGTAGATATTGGTGCAACCGAGGTCTCGGCAATACTGCCAGTACGCTGGATCGCGCTCGACCATGGCTGTGGTGGCACCGTGTTCAGGGCAAATCTTATGCATCCACACTGCGCTGTGGGTCAGATAGATCGCTGCCGGTATGACGGCGTGACAGGTGGGGCATAGGCTGGTGGTCATTGTGTGGGGCATGACGGGCTGCCTGTAGAGTTCTCGGCACTTCATGGTCGCTACTTCGGCGCTATCACCGTGCCTCGGCATCGGGTCGGATTTGATCATACTCGTTCACCCCTCCAGGTGGTCATGACATTGGGTAGCAATTCATCCCCCTGTTTTCTGCGAACTGTTTGAACGTGCTGTTGAGCGAGGCGGCCTGCTCAATGGTCACACTCCGCTCTCGATACGCCGTGCCAAGGAACGGTTGGACCATGACGGGGAACACGTTATACCCTTGCGGTATCTCGGACAGCTCGTTCAGTATGTCCGAGTACGATTCGCCGGGTAGACCGAGCAGCACGTTGCCGTGGTACGGTATACCATGCCGGTGCAGGGTGTCCAGCGCCCGGGTGATCTGTTCGACGGTAACCTGCTTGCACATCTCATCCAGTTTATCCTGTCGGAACGACTCGACCCCTATGACAAAATACTGACCGCCTGAGTTACGGAATGCCCGGGCCATCTCATCGTCGAATATATCAGCCCGTATAGCCGCCGACCATGCAAGACCCCGACCACGCATCCCCTGGCAGATTGCCATAAACCTACCGCGACTGGCATTGAGCGTGTTGTCATTAAATACGACGCTGGTGATGCTGTATCGCTGCTGGTATAGGTCTATCTCTTGGAACACTGCTGCCAGCGACCGGCATTGGTAATGACATGTGTGGGCACAGAATCGGCAGGAATACGGGCAACCCCTGCTGGTCAGGATACCCATGTATCGGTGTGAATGGCGCCGATGATACTCCTGGATACCAAACCCCTCGTAATCGGGCAACGGCAGGGTGTCGAGTCGCGGTCGGGTGCCATACAGGATACCCCGGTGGGTCAGCGACTGGCTGGCTACCACATCACCCTCACCAACCACCACGCAGTCACAGTGGGGTAGCATCTGGTCAGGGGTGAATGCCGCCAGCGCACCGCCTACGACTGTGTGAACACCCGCCTCACGGCATATAGCAGCATCTCGGATGATATATGGCAGGAACTCGGACCAGCCCGTGAACAGCACGACGTCCTGGCCCTGTATCTCGGCGGCAAAGTCGTAATCCCACAGGTTGTAATTCAAAACTTTGACAGTGTGACCGGCTTGCTTGAGTGCTGCACTGATCAGCATAAATCCGAGCGGGTAGCAGCACGGATCGTGGATGCTGACGGCATATTTATGGCTGACCAGTGTGACTTTCATGGGTCGGCATGATACGTGATGTCCAGATGAATGTCAATACACCACCATCAGCACGCCGGTTGCCGTCCGATACACTGCACCAGCGACCAGCCCACCGACCAGAGCAGCAGCGTTGTCGGCATGGACCGGCAGCGCGGTGAAATCGGGCACGGTGCCCAGTATCCCGTGGTCGAATGCCGCCTCATGCGCTGCCACCGCGCCGGCAACCTCACCGTCCACGTCCGCGAGTGTGACAGTCACATCGGCTGTGAGAGCATGACCATTGACCGTGCGGGTATCCGGTACGGCGCCTGTCACCTGGCTGGCTGTGTAGTCACCAGTCTCGGGGGTCACGGCACCAAACCGACCGTTGAAACCCGTGACCGCTCGGTCGAACGACTGCTGAAACCATTGCAGCCATGCCGGCGTGGTGATACGGGTTGATGGTTCACCGTGTTTGAGGGGTGCTTCGACCGGCGCTCTCATACGGGCTGCACCACGTATCCGAGGATTACCCGCTTACATGGCGAGCTGCAGCGTAGTTGGAACACCCTGTCCCGCGCTCGACCGAGCGACCGCCACACCAGCCGTTGCCGGTAATTGCCCGGGCCACCCATACTGCGTGGGTACTCGTTGCTCCAGGTGTGACCGGCATCACGGCTGATACTCAGTGCCATGAGTGGTCGGACGGGTTGACCCAATACGATCACCTCCGGTGGTGAGGTATACCCGCTACCTGGGTTGGTCACCGTGATATTAACCACACTGCCGTATGCCAACGTGGCCGATGCCGTAGCGCCCGATCCGTTGCCATCCACTGACCGCAGTATCACCGTGACCTGGGGGGTCAGAGCGGTCATTACCTGACCGTCATCAAACGTGACTACTGTCCCATCGTTGTACAGTACGGCCTCATATTGGTCCCGATTGTCAATATAGTCGGCTCCCGGATATGTGACAGTCACACTAACCACACCACCCGACACGTCCAGTGCGGATAGTGCTGTCGCCGGTACAGCCGGTCCGTCCAGACCTACGCCTGACTCGATGGCTACTTGCAACTCGCCAATGAATATGTCGCCCATATCGGCATCGGCTAGGTGCTGAGTGCGTTGTAGACCGGTGATCGGCTGACCGGCGTCCGTATGGTACCGGCTACCCATCTCGTACAGCCGACCGCTCTGGTGGTCACCTACCAGATGCATTCCGTAGGATCGGACATAGCAGTTTGCTCTGTGCCTGCCGGTCGTGCCACCGCTGACCCGTTCATGCCACATCTGAGTGGTCAGATCGTAGACCCATGTCCAGTTGTCAACCGGATTGGTCAGGACGTAGAACGTATGACCCTCGTCACTGTAGCAGTACGCGAAGCATTGGGTCAGGTCGGTGGATTGGCTCATGTGCCATATAATCGCTGGTGGGCTGACCACTGTCGGCATATAACCGTTCAGCATCACGACGCCGATGAAATTATCTCGCTCATGTGCCAGGAACAGGACCGATGAGCCACCGAGGGCGACCGACCACGGGGCGGGGGTGCCGTAGTTGATGACCGCGCCGGCCATCCGACTGTAAGGAAATCCGACACTGGTGGCGGTACCGTTGTTGTAATATATCTCGGTGCTGAACTCCTTGATGAAGAATAGCTGCTGGTACAGGCTCAGGACTGTCTGCACCGAGTCGGGTGACGCTTGGATGGGCGCCGTGGCGAGGGGATTCCATGTCAACCCGTCGTAGATGTCGCTGGCGTATGCATTCATGGTGCCATCCACGCCGATAAAATAGCTGTCGATGAACACCAGATGGGTGAGCGGCATGGTGACGGTGGTGAATACCCCCGTGACCGTGTTGTAGATGTAGGTGTTCTCGCCGTCTGCGATAGCTATCTGGTTGCCACCGATCCCGTCAGCCAGCAGACCGTTCTGCGCCATGCTGACCCTGCCCGTGGAGGTGGTCAGGCTGCCGAGTGATAATGATACGGCGCCATCGGCGCTGACACGGACCAGCGCATTGCTCTGGACAGCGTACAGCAGACCATCCGGCCCGGTGATCACACCCCGCACGGGGCTGGCGATGCCGGCTGAAAACAGACGTAGCCCGGGGGTGCCGATGAGCATTGCTATGCTGGCGCTGCCCGGGGCATTGGTCAGTTCGGGGTACCAGTTGATCAGCCTGGCTGACTCTTGGTTGATGCTGCGGCCTGCGTAGGCTGATGGGATTGTGGGTAGACGCATGTGTTAGGCTCCTAGTGGTCAGCCGGCCTCGATGATTCGCGGGTTGCTCCCTTCGCCACCCCGAGTTCAGCGCGGTTGTTTACAGAATACGCAGCCAGCCAGACCCGTCACTTACCAGCATTAGCCTATCGCCGTCTGCTACGGCAAGAGTGGCTGCGCTCTCTATGGTTGACCCCGTTGCCGCTAAAGTGAACCCGGCGGGCGCTGAGGACCGTATGATAAATATCTTGCCAGAGTTGCCTGTCGCGGTAGGAAGCGTGACGGTGATGCCCGAAGTATTCACCAGCAGCACCACGTTACCCGCAGTTATCGTTGTGGTTGTACTAACAACGGTGGGCCGCAGAAAAAAATCAGCGATTTGACCACTACTATTTACTATCAGCTTGTCCACGCCGCCAACAGTGACCTTAAATGCAGCGGTAGACGCGTCGGAAATTTGCATCCCGATCACATCGCCGCCTGACTTAAAGCCTACCTTTGCACCCAGAGACGCGCCTGGAAACTTCGCTGAGTAGAAGCCTATCCTGCTCCCAGTCAATGAACCATCTTGATAAGACAGGGCGTTCATTTCAGATGATTTCTCTGTGTACAGCCCGTAGGTGGTAGCCGAGTCGCTATAAAATCCCCGAGTAAACCCGTTGCGTGCCGCATATGCAGCCTTTGCCTTCTCCCCTCCCAGCCAGACTGTATCAAACCCGTAAGACAGCGCTCCTGACCCTGTTTTTGTCAGCAGCGTTCCTAATTCAAACCCTGTGGCGGAACTTGCGTAAGCCGCTGTGGGAATCTCCACATTTGCATTGTGCGCCCACACTTTAGTAGCAGGATTAACTTTGATCGTAGCTCCGTCTGCGGGTGTAGTGGTGTCCCGTGTACCATCGACTTTGTACCAGTTGGACACATTAACTGTACTACCTATGATGCTAGTTATGGTTCCTGTTATAGTTGGACTACCAACTACATCAATTAGCATACCTGTTTTAAGTTGTGACGCCACTGAAGAGAAGTCAGCACTAGTAACAGACGTGGTCGTAAATGTAGTGTTGGCTGTAGATAACAGTATCGGCTGTGCAAGGTTCTGCACGAACATTGCTACAGAGTCCCGGTTAGAGTAAACGGACGCATCCGAGGGGTCATCAAACCCGAGTACCTGTGTTTCTGGCTCAGTCGCCCCCCCTCCCGCCGTTACACTGACGGTGGCGGCGGTGTCTTTAGTGCCGTAGGTCTGCCTCCACGCTTTTTGTCCAGAGTCTTGATGCCCCGTGGCGTATTCATCAGATGAGGCAAACCAAGATTTTTGAGTAATTGCGCCTTGTCTAAACACGACAGCCTGACTCGCTCCGAAGCACCCATCTGACCCCTCAAACGCCCCGCCGATAACCACACTGGCCGAGCCGTTGAGTTGCCCACCCGGCAGTACCCGTACAGCAGCCGTGAGCGTAGCCGGTACGGTAGTCCACACCTTGCCGATCACCAGCAGCTTACCTGCAGCCGCCGCAGCCGTATCAGCCGCCGCGAGTGTGGTGTACGCACGGTCATCCACCCATGGGCCAAGCACCCCTGTCATCAGCAAGTCAGCAGTCTGGATGCCTGTCGTAAATGTTTTGTTTCCGCCAACAGTCTGATCCCCTGTCAGGTTGACCGTACTGCCTCGCACGTACCCGTCGATCTGCCCCAGGGTCATCTTGTAAGCAGTCGCGCTGCCCGATCGACCGGCTGCCATGGCGTCGGTGCTGACCAGGGGTAACGGGACAGATGGTTGCTGAGTCAGGGTGACCGCGTGGGCTGCGGTGGACAGGGTGAGTAGTAGGATGGTTGTGATCATGCGGATCATATGGTGTCTCCTGTGATTAATATGGGGGTTATGAGAAACCTCCCCAGCGCCTGTCTACAATCCGAGGCCCATGCCGAAGCCTAGACCGTTGCCGCCGTTCTGCCGCCGCGCAATATACTCATACGCCCCGATATCAGGAAGTCCCTTGATCGGCTTACCATCGAAGTCGGTGGTGAGGCCAACGTCTACTCCGGCGTTGATGCATGGGGAGCCACCTCGGGTATGGTAATCGGTAGAGGACTTAAAAAGTGGGTCACCATACTTTGACGTGCTCTCGTATAGGGCATGGTACTGTGCCCATGTCATCCCTCCGCCACTTGTTGTGGCAAAATTATCCTCTACTACGCCGTTTCCAATATGCATATATACGTTGTTGCTGAATGCATCGGCCACCACAGTGTCGCTTGTTTGGATTTCAACAGGGTAGTTGCCCACTAAAATATTATTTTTTACATTCCATCCCGCAGTCCCTGTAGTTGAGCTGATATTTACGCCGCCTCGGATTCCTAACCCGGCGTAAGCTCCACCGTTAAAGTAGCATACGTTGTTATAGATAGACCCCGCCGAGTCATTAACCATAGCGAATGCCGTATTGAGGTTATGGTGTACTAGGTTATTATGAAATAATAAGCCTGTGCATCCCAAATGTGCTGTATACCCATCACCAGAACTTCCTACCCCTATTTTACCGTTATATGCTGATTCGCTATACCGGACTGTTATATTGGTGGCTGCATCCGCTGCCGACTGTGTACCGAAACCCACGCCGTCTTCTGAGTTGTAGTTAGTGACCAAATGCTCAATCATAAGGTCGGTAGCCCCGCTAATATGGAGTCCGTTAGCCTGGGCCACTAACCCGTTATAGTTGCTAGTTCCGGGTCCTATGTCTGCGTGCGATAGTCCTACAGTTTTTATACCAAAACTGCCGTTGTTATTAGTGTCCAGATTTGAAAGATAATTTCGAGGGGATGTATTGTATGTAGCTACACCTTCAATGGTTATCCCGTAGTTTGAGTTATAATTTGAGCTGATGTTGTTTAAGAATAAACCTAGTCCAGTTGGGGAGGCCGCATGGACTATTTTAACCCCCCCATAGTATGCCGAATGACTGACATCCCAGTTATTGCCAGTTGCCGTATATCCGGTTAGCAGGTTCAAAACGATCCCAATTTGCAGCCCTGCGCCTCCTGGTCTCCCTATCACGATAAGGTTATCCGCCGTAAGTGATGCTGCCTTGAGAGATATGCCACTAGATATCCCGCTCGCTGAGTAGTCTACGGTAAGACCGTCAATAGCCACGTTAGTTGCGATTTCTATCTTTGCGGCGAACTCACTTGATTCTGCTGATATGGCACTTACATTCTGAATTATGGCTGTACCGATGGAACTTAGCATCAGGCCATTCCGCCCGCCCGTGAGCGCACAATTCTTTATGGTGATACCAGTCGTAGACGCGCCAACACCATACCACCCGTACTTACCGAACCCTGGCGCACTTGTGTTTGTAGCGTTGATTCCATCCCATGTAATATTCCCTTTATTTGCCACGTAAACGGGGTACGTCGTGCTATTCGTTAGTAAAGGAGTCTCGCCTATCACATTTTTGTATGTAATCGGGTTCCCTGCTGTACCGGATGAAGGCACGGACAGTGCGACCTCAGTATAATCCCCGCCCGCTGCAGAAATATAAATAGTATCTCCTGCGGCATACGCCTGGCTATTGTGGGTAGCGATGGACATTGATGTACTTGCAGAATTTGCCGATGTCGCTGCTGCTTTATTCACCGCCGTTCCATCCGTTCTTACATAATAAACCGCCGCCCATGATTGGCTCGTTACGGTTAAAAGCATGAATACTGCAAGTATAAAACGACTCATTACTACCCCCCTCCCCGCTGCCGCTCTTATTGCTGTTGCCATTCATGACCCCCCGACCCCGATGATATGTTGACGAACGGCGTGGCGACGTTCTTGACCCGGGCGCCCAACCACGTCCCACCAAGTACGGTCACCTGCGGGTATGTGCCCTTGGTAGTGGTGGGCATGAGTCGTATCTTGCAATCGGACGGGCAGTACACATCGTATGCCAAAAACTCGGTCAGGTTGTAGGTCGCTGACCGGGCCACGCTGACCACCGTGGTGTACAGGCCGTTGGGTGACCACCCCTGCACGTAAGTCCCACGGTAGAGCAGCGACCCATCGCCTTGGTTCTCTGCAACAGCAGCGGTAACGGTCAGAGTGAGCAGTATTGCCAGAGTGAGCAGTATGCGGGTCATTAATATTCTCCTGTCAGAATGTTATATTGCCCCTGTATCACGCCAGGCACATCAGTCCGGATGATCATGGGTCGGGCGTTCATGTTCTCGATGACCTTCATGGTCCTCTCAGCCATCATACGTATGTCGGGTGGCGGGGGGCCGGTACGTCCGAGTGGTCTCCAGCAAGCCATCGCACCATTGTAGGTCAACATAGCGAGGTAGGCGTCAGGAAATGTCACTGTGTCGGTCAGACCGCTGAACTGTGTCAGGTATTTCAAACTGTCGATGGTCAGTGTATCAGCAGCATCTGGTGCGGGATTCAGGTGAATGGTACCGAGCGGCGTGGCAGTCTGAGTGGCGCCGGCATCATAGTATAGTTCCCGCGGTCGTCCGCTGACCGTATCCCATCTGTTGTACTCACCCTGCGTCGTGACCTCGACCGGATCGTCACCGATGTAGGCTGCGGTGATATTGATCGGTTTGGAGGTGTTGAAATTGGCGCCTACACCGATAGTGTACGATGACTGACCGGCCACCAGCGTGAACGACTCGGTAGTGGGAGTGAGCTGGACCAGATGCCGAGCCGACAGGCTGCCAAGTAGCATGTTGACATGCCGCTTGACCTTCTGCATATCACTGGCCTCGGGCTGCTCGTCCAGGGTCACGACGCCTACGACCTCAAGGATCGCGATGAATAGTTCTCGTACCTGCATGGTCACACCTCGCTCTACGGCTCGCACCGGATGCCAACAAGTCTGTTGTTCACGCCGTTAACCATCATTTTCGGCTTCAATCCGGCATCTGTGCATTCTTTACACGCTTTGATCACCTCGGACCGGGGCATTTCCTCTTTGACATCACACCCCGTCAAAATGACCATACATGCGATAACCAGTATTAATTTGATCATTGTCATACCTTCTTTTTGGCCCGGTTGGGTCGCGGTTTCCAGATACGTTTCGGTTTGGCCGGTGCGGCAGCGGGTGGCTCGGGCGGTGTGACTACCGGCGCAACGACAAGGGCAAAGTGTGAGTTGTGAATGAACCACTCGCCTTCACCATTGAAATTTGCCATCCAACCGTTCTCGGATGGAGCGGCCAGCACAGCCTGCTGGCCGGCACGCCACAACGGGTGATTTTCTTCCGTTACGACAATCCAATCACCCGTGTTGTACGCCGGGGGCGCCTCGGCGGCCTGCTGCTCGGCGGCGGCCTGCGCCAGTATCTCAGCCAGATTGGGTCGGAACTCGCGTATCTGATTGACCTCGGGTGCCGGCTCCACCTCGCTGAATACCGATATGGTACGGAACACCCCGTTTGACTCGTTGAAAATCCTCTTGCCTACGTTTACCCTCATACCCGTCACCCCTCCGTCAGATACGTATGGAAATTACCATGCCGTCCAGCGTGTGTAAATGAAATATTGCACACGACACACATCTCCCCGCCTATTTCCCTCCACAGGCGGCAAAATGCGTAGTCTTCACCGACCCACCGACCCCCGCTCACCCCTTGAGGGAACAGGTCGTACAGTGTGCCTGTGAGTACGCCGTTCTCATCGTATTCCTCGTACCGCTGACCCGGGTAGCTCGCTATCATGCGTTCCAGCGCCGAGCGGTGGATGCACAGGAAGCCGGTCGGTACCGCTGCGGCAGCCACACAGCCATCAGCACGCTGCACGGGGCAGTCATCGGGCGTGGTGTGGATGACAACCGGGAAGCGTAGCGGTTCGGTCTTCATCGGGTAGATGCCGGCCACCACTTCACCTGGGGTCTCGATCACCTTGAGCGCGGCGGTCGCCGGCCAGGATATGTCGTCATCCAGAAAGAACAGCACATCGGCATCGGAGTCGAGGAAATGCTTGACAATCTGGTTACGGGCGGTCTGCACGTAACAGCAACCCGTAAGCATGTAAAATTCAGCCTGGTGACCGCGTTCAGCGCACAGTGCTATCGTTGCCTCAAGCGAGTCGAGGAACGGCGCGTAGGTGATGCCTCGGTATGATGGGGTGGCGAAGAGTATTTTCACAGGGTGTCCGTATGAGTGAGAGCCGGTGGTAGATAGTCACACCGGCTCTCTGGTTATCAGCAGTTTTTCATCGGCTTGCCCACGGTTATGACCATGCCGCCCATCTTCTTACCGCTTGTGACGGGTGGCTTCTTGACCTTGGGTTTGCGGTTCTGGATCGTTGGCAGTTTAGGCGCCGGCATTATGCTTCGCCCTTGATTATCCCTACCGCGACCAGTGCGGCCCTGATCTCATTGACCAGCGTGACGATGGCGTCGGCCTGGGTCGCTGCGCCGAAGCCGTAGGGCGTGGTGGAGGTGGCTGCGGTCGTGGTGACGGCTGCCTGATCTGCACCGGCACGCATACCGATGGGCTTGGTGCCCGACAGCGGGCCGTAGATGGTAGTGGAGTGGGAATCGAGAGACATGATGTGTTCTCCTTATTGTGATGTAGGGGCTGTGGTGAGCAGCCCCGTTGCTGGTTGAGGGTGGTGCTACCCGCCGAGTCGCACCGCCCATTCGGGTCTATGTGTGGAAAATCCGCCCAAAATATCCAGTCTCGTAATTTCCTGTGTCGAGATGATGTCATAACCCGTGACAATCCTCATCGAGATACCATCCTCGACAACGCGGGTGGCGCGGCAGTTCGGCATGTTAACGGGGAGGTCGGCGGTACCGAGGGTGAATGCCGACTCGTGGAAAGCCAGGTTCTGCGGGCTGACCGTGGAAGCCGCGCCGGTCGTGAAGACCACGGCGGCGGTAGCACTGGTTGCGGTCAGCACGACGGTGCCGTATGCGGTGGTCGGACCAGCTACCTTGGGCGGGTTGGCAACGACCACGTTGTTGGCGCCGGTCGCCAAGGTCAGTGCTTCGGCCACGACGAACTGGTACAGGATGCCGGTGTTCTGCTGGTTGTCAGGGTTGACCGCGTAGACGTTCGCCACGGTGAAAGAGTCACCCGGGACCAGGGTCTTGTTGTTATCACCGCCTGCCGCAGTGAAGACCATGGTTGCCGAAGGGGTCGTGCCGGCAGTCCATGCGGACGTGGTAGTGGTCTCGTTACCGCTGATGGCGCGGCTACCCGAGGTGAAGACGTGGACGTTCTGGTCCATGGCAAACTTGAACCGGAGAGCATCACCCATCATGCCCTTGCGATACTGCTCCGCGATGATCCCCTGCGGATTGAACAGGCCGGTCAGCGAACCGACGCTGGATGCCTGTGCAGCCGAGTTGAGCAGCATGTGACGGTTGCCGTCGTCGGGTGCGCAGGCGTTGTCGAGCAGCATACCGGCGTTCAGGAACGCGGTCGGCGCGTTGTACTGGAGCAGACCGGATGCCGAACCACCAGCCGTACCGATGGTGGTACCGGGGGTGCCGATGACGGTGTTGACGGGGCCGGCGCCCGGGCAGGCGTAGGAGCCGAGGCTGTTGGCGGTCGGGTAGAGACCGGTGCAGGCAGCCACATGGCACTCCCAGTCCATCTGGCTGACCATCTTGCTGATCGCCGGCACGATGTAATCCTTGCGGAAATCGTTGATGTGCAGTGTGCGCTCGGCATCGCTGAACGACATCGGGATGGTCCAGAAGCGGTTGAGGGTCAACGGCACCGTCTCGTCACTCTGCCCCTGTGGGATGATCGACGGCCCCTGCTGGACCATCCAGCGTTTCGGTTTCTTGACGTTGATCGTGTCACCGATCTTGGCGCCGGTCCTGGCGAACTGGTCGGAATGCTGCTTGCGAACGCCTCTCAGGAAGCCGATGGAGTTCTGAAACTCCATGAGAGCTTCTTTGGCTATTACCGAGTCCGTTAAAATTACGTTGGAAGCCATTAATAATCTCCTTTATTTTACCTGCGTAGAGGTTTCATCTGTGTTTGCCGCCATGCCCTGTACTCGGCCATACTAGCCGTTTCAGGGTCAAACGGTTGAGGGCTTACGCCCAACGGCACCGTGGCAATCGGCTCGGGTGCCAGTGATACTGCGCGGGGCGGTGCCGGTGCCGGTTTGCTGGCGAGGGTGGCGGCAATCTGCCCGAGTGCCATTGCGGCCTGTGTCGGTGGCAAGGCGTTGATGCGGTTTGCTTCGGTTAAGTTGGTGCCGAGGTAGTAGGCAATGTCTGCCCCTTGCTCATGGGTCTTGATGGCCTCGGCAACGGTGGCTGACTGACCGAATGCCGGATTACTGATTACTTCTTGGAAGTCGGGGTAGCGTGTGACGGCTGTGACCCGTTGCTTTTCCCACTTGGCATCCGTCTCCTGCTGGTTGCGCTGCTGCGTGCGCTGCTGGTCGATGGTCTGCAGGTTCTGCATGACGTTGTGTTCGGCCAGCTTGACAATGTACTGACGGTCGGCTGCCTGGAAATCATCCCAAGACTCATAATCGTCGGACTTGGGTGCAGCCGGTGGACCCGCTGGTGCGGCTGGCTCGGGTGCCGGGGCCGGTGTGGCTGCGGCAAGCTGTCCACGGAGAAATGCTGCTTCCTCGCGTGCCTGTCGTGCCTGCTCCTGTGCTTCCTGTCGTTTGCGCCGTTCTGCTGCCGCCGCTGCCTTGAGACCCGTTGCGCTATCAGGCTCTGGTGCGGTGGGTGGCTCGACAGGTGCCGGGGGTTCGGTGGGCGCTGGTTCCGGTGCGGGTGGCTCGGTGGTGGCCGATGGTGCGGTCGGCTCGACAGGTGCTGCTACAGGCTCCGTTGTGGTGGTCACACTCCCGTCAGTAACTTCCATTTTCCTCTCCTTGCTTGCCCGTGAGCCGGCACCGCTTTTGGTCTATTGCCCGTTGGCCGGCATCGCCTGCTGCTATGCTGCTGTTAGAATCCGTCTCCGATTGCCAATCGTCTCCATTGGGAAGACGATGCACACATGAATACATAGGCGTCGTTGCGTTTCATCTCACCGACTATGCAACCAGCCGGTTTGGTAGAACTGGACACGTTTCTGAATGGAATGATCATCTGGTTGGGTTTATCCCCCGTTGCACCGAACGCGATTCCCGACAGAATGAATATCATCAAAACGATGAGGTATCTCAATTTACACCTCCACTGGTTGAAGTACGCCGTCGATGATAGCGAGCCGGTACACTTCACCGTTACTATCATCTGCTATGGTCAGTATGCCGTTGTCGTCTATTGCGGCGGTACCTGGGGTGGATGCGGTACCCCGATTGATGACGTATATCTCACCGCTCTCTCTTTCTCCGATTGTGACATCATCGACTACGTATCGGGTGGTCATCATTGCACTCCTTGCTGTGGCTGACCATGTAACTCGGCCAGCACGCTCAGTATCTCCTGTCTCAGACTGCTCATCTCGCCCTGTGCTTCTTTGCCCACGCGAAGTTTCTCAACCTCGACCTTGGCAGCCTGTAGCTTGACCTTCTCCTGCTCCAGTTTGACCTTCTCCATCTGCATCTGTGCCATGGGGTTGGGTGGCTGTGGGGGCATGGGTTCTTCGCCAGGGGTCGGCTTGGCGATACCCGGTGGCAGGGTCTTCTTGATCCGTTCAGCCAGCACATCGGCACCCACTACGCCTGAGTTACCCACGATCAGGTCGGCACCGAGACCCATCTGCTTGGGTAGGGCGCTGACCAGGCGCAGCATGTACTCGCTCGACTCCTGGCGCTGTGTAGCGTAGCTAGGCCCGACTGTGACCTTGACCGCGTACCGACCGGCTGTGATGTCGTTGAATTTGGCATCCCATCCCTGCTGCTGACCGGCTGCTATGAGCCGAGTGGTGTTCATCCCCTTGTAGCGTTCGGGATGCGCCATGATTGCGTTGTAGGCGTCCCTGACCGTCATGTTGACTGGCAGGTAGGTCTCGGTGTCGTCCAGACCACGCAGGCGCACGTCGCGGGGCGTGTCGTACAGTTCGGGAATCATCTCGTTCTTGATCTTGGCACCGTGTGCGATACCACGGGCCAGGTTGTCGATGTAGCTGAACGTCCGAACGTCACCAGGCTTCTGGCGGGCGGTCACAGCGGCTCCTGTGCGCTCAGGGCCAGCTTGGCCGAGGTCGGCGCCATGCATCCCTATGGTTGACTCAAACATGCCCATGGCCGACTGGAGCTGGCTGAATAAGGCTGCGGGCACCGGACCCGGGCCTTGGCGCATGGGCGGGGGAAGCGGAGCACCTGTCTCGGTCTGATCGGGGTTGTATTTGAGGAACGGGAAGTTCTTGGTATTGGCTGTGGCGTAATCCTGCTCATAACCATCAAACTGACGAGCCGTACCAACCCACGGTGCCTTAGGCTCCAGAGCGATCCGCTCGGCAAGCGCAGAGCACCAATAGTTGACATTCCGTGCCGAGTCCTTGGCGTTCCGAACCAGACCGCTGATATATGTCTTACCCTCGATGTTGGTCCGGTGGCCGGTCAGCAGGATGATCGGGACGTATGACCCAGGCACGTCCTCACCTTCCAGACCGTTCTTGCTCAGGATGTCACACGCGGTGATGATGTACTGCTTGATTGTGGTGTACTCGGCGTCGGCCTCGCGGATGATGGTGGGTCCGACAGCCACAGGGGTTTGTTGCACAAGTGGCATAGGTGCCGATACAGGCGACCCCTGTGGCTGCGGTGGTGCGGGTAGTACCGGTGCCGTCTGAGGAATTGCGGGTAGCTCATTGGGAGGGGCAAGGGGCTGTTCCGAACTCAACTCAGGCGGCACCGATGCGGCTGCCAGTGATGGCACATCGGCTTTGGCGATTACACTGCCGTCAGACATCAGGCACATGGCTCGTTTGTGCTTCTTACGGACGAAGTACTCGGCAACGGTGACGGTCTCGGTGTCGAACCAGTTTTGGTAGCTCAGACCTTCGCCTACCGGCAAGGAGTCGCCGGGTACCTTGGCCTTGGGGTACTTCTTCTCGAAATCATCACGGGGCATCTTGCTCAGGATGTAACCATGCCCTGCGTCGGAATAGATGGGACATACGGCGTGCCGATCCATGACCACAGTGAATGGGTTAGGGATCAGCTCGTCGTAGAACTCCTGGATGAAGGGGTTTTCTTCGGTGTAGCGGGTACGTATACGCCAGGCGCCGTAGCCACACGTCACGTTGCTGGTCGCAGCCTCGACGTAGATATAGTCGCTGTTCGATTGGTACTCGGAATCAGCGATGATACCTTCACGGATGCGGGCGATCTGAACGTCTGCGGTGGAGTCACCGGGGGCAATGCGGGCGCGGGGGCGATTGTGGCGTATGTCGCCGGTCACTTGGTTGATGAATTGGGGGAAAAGGTTTACTTCCAGAGAGGGGCGACCGTCGGTCTCACGCTCGGCAAGTACCTGAGCGTCCCACATGGCACCTTTGACCGTGGCAAACTTCAGGTCTTCGACAGCATCGATGCGATTATGAGAATCAGCCAGGAGGTCAGCATCAAGTTCTTTGATGCGCTCGGCCAGAAACTCAGCTACCGCTGTGCTGGCGGCGTTGGATGTGATCTTGCGGGGTGATGCCATGTGCCGATGCTCCCTGTTTAGCTATCGGTCTGATCACACAGCCCCCGTGAATGCGGCTATGCGTTGTGTCGCAGCTAGAGTACCTGCGACATGTGACAATTGTCAAGTGTTTATTTCATTGGGCGGGGTCACACCTCCCCCGCCGCGCACCGCCGTGCGTAGGCTACCATTGCCTCCCACCTGGTGCCCGCCCTACCAGTGTGACCTTGTGGTCCTCTGCAGACCCATCTGCCGTTGCGACTCTGTGTTACTTTGACTCGTTGCATGGCTCAGCCCTCCAGGCCAGTCACCTTGACCATGTCCAATACGTTGCCCATCCTATCCTTTGTGAACATGACTACGGTGTTAGGAGGACATTCAACGACAGGTTGCACCTCGTCTACAGGTGCCAAGCAGTCCTTGCATTGGTACCACGGTTTTCTACCCGGAATGTTATCAGCAACCTTGATGTGGTTGAATGCTTCGTCTGTACCGACGACAACACTCACCTCGTCGTTCGCCATCCCCTCGCAACAGTTGTGGTTGATACATCTGACCCTCATTCCTATCTCAAATCGCCGCTGCTCCATCCCACACCTCCCCGGGTCGTTACCCCCATTCACCCTTCACCCTACCACTGGCACCGCTCCCCTGTGCCATGAGTGCGGTCACACTGACCACCTTGCGCTTTGCGTACCTGTGAAACGGGAACACTCGGAACATATCGTACCCATAGCTGACAATGTTCAGTATGTCCGAGTGCCCGAACCCAAATTGATCCATTTCCTGCTTCATCTTGTCGATGTAATCCGGTGCGATCCCGGTGCTGTAATACAGGTTACCGTTGTTCAGCGGCCATTCCAACGCGCTCGATATGCGGTTTTCCAGTTTGCGGCCGGCCGGCCTGAGCAGGAACAGGTTGCCGTGCTGCACCGAGAGCTTACGACCCTTGGCGGCTAGAGCATCGACCACATGTATCTCGGTGGTACTCAGGGAGACCTTTTCAACACCTACCTGCATGATCATGCCGTGTTTCAGGTACATCCTGACGATGGTATCGATTGCCTGTGAATGCGTGAGTCTGTCGGCAACCAGGTCTTCTACACATACGTCCGAGATACCCAGGTCGTCGTCGGTCGCTTCATCGCCGTTGCGCTTGGCGAGGCTGTCGCTCGGGCAGATGCTGACCACGCCGATGGCCCATAGGTCGCCTGGGCCGCCGACGTTGGTGTCTGTGCCGCCCGCTTGGTCTACCACCAGGAATTTGTACCGATCGGCCCATTTGCCGGTGCGCAGGAATGCCGGCTCGATGCGGTTGAGCATGGATTTGTCGAGGGTGATCGTGTCCACAGGTGCTGGGTTGCACAGGTACTGGCTGTCGAAGTTCTTGCCCGACTTCTCGATACATGCCTGCAGGTACTCAGGGCTGAATAGAACCGGTTTGCCTGTTCGGGTACCGTCGTGTGTGCAGGGTTTGATAATCAGTCGGTAGACTGGTGTGCCATCCAGCTTCTTTTTGTCCCTGATGCGGATCAGGGGGCCGTGGAAATGGTAATAGGTACCGTGGATAAGTTCCGTGCCACCCTGGCGACCGAGTGAGAATGACATTTCAAACGAGTTGAAACACAGATTCATCTGGTCGGCTGATTTAGCGATGTCGAACGTCTCCACGTCATCGTAAATGCGGTGGTCGGCATGGCCACCTATAGGCATCCCCTCGACCAATCCAAACGCCTCCACAGTCTTCTCACGGCGGCTGGCCGACTTCCTTTTGACCACAATGCCGTTCTGCAACGACCATGAAGGCGACTCGTACCCCGGGTTGCTGTAGAAAATCTCAGGGAATGCCCAAATCAACAGTGGACGCTCAAAGGTCTCCTTGATAGCGGTCAAAAACTTGGCCGCAGCGTCTTTTTTGTAGCTGAAAATGAAGGTACAACAGTCGGGATCGTTGATCACACGCTTGATTGTCAGTGCGACCGTGCGTATGGTTGAGTTGTGTGTGGTCACCATGTTCTTGCCGATCAAGTACAAGCCATCGGGTCGGTCAACCTGGATGCAGGATACCGGTATCGGTTCCACGGCCACACAGGATTTGATGAACCTTTTAGCTTTACGGATACCGTCTTTGCACTTAACCAGTTTCCTTTCCAACCTGAATACCGGGAAGATGGTGTACGCCTGGAAAGAGACCTGAAAAAAAATGTAAGGTAGACCATTGACCGTCGATTTATGCTGCCTGCGCCTCGGTTTCAGACCCAACCCGGTCGCCAGTTCAGTAAAATCGTCTATCAGTCGCTCGTTTATGTTGCAGAATGTCGCGGTTCCTCTTGTGTCAACCGTACCATCCGTGTCCATCATCCCCTGTAGCAAAGCCAGCCGTTGCTCAACAGAACCTTTGAAGAACGCTCTCGGGATGTGCTTTTCGTTGTCGTAAAGTAGCCCTAATTTCTTGAGTTCCAGACCTAGTGATTTGGGTTTCGGCTCAGTTGTTGGCTTTTTATTTTTACAACCAGCACAACGCTTGATCCCTTTGTTTTCGTAGTATCCAACCTCGCCCATATTGTGCCCGTTAAGACAAATTTTAGACCGGTCGGTATCGAATGCTACAGTCAGACAGTTGTCTTTCTTGGCAGCAAATTGCAGATTGTGACCCGCCGCTTTAAAATGCTTTTCAAATGACGGGTAATCGGTATTGGAACAAGTAAACCGTGCCGATGCTGAGTGACCGTCGCCAAGCCACGCGCCCATAACATAGGGGTCTACCGTCAGGTTTGCTGTCGGGAACTGGATCGGCTGGTTTACATTGACAGAGAAACGGCCATCTGGCAGATGCTCATGTGTGGCTATTTCCCGCGTTGTGGTCACACGGGTCTTGCCTGATCTTGTGACTTCCCATAGGTGGTCGCCGCTGCAAACGACGCTGTATCCATCATCAAACGTCACTCTGTAGCAGTCAGCCTCATTGAACACCTCGGTCTTACCGACGACCTTACATGGCTGCCCATCAGGTCCAAACACCCTGTCGCCAGCAACCAGATCACCGTGGTTCTTCCACCCTTTCGTGGTGAATACCGGCTCCAGCAGGTCAATAGCCTTGAAGTGTTCGCGGCTCTCGATGTCCAGTATGTCGGTTGCACTCAGCCCACCATCGGGCGTACTTTCTTCCAATTCACGGCAACTATCGATCACATAGGGGTTGTTACACAGGTCGAGCGGTACTTCCATGACAAACGCCACGATGTAGAACAAATCTTTGGCGATGAGCATGCGCTGTGCACCCTTGGCACGGGCCTCACGGTCGTGGTCCTCACCGCCAGCGATATCGCGGAAAATGTCCTCGTACCGAAATTTATACCATGATTTATACGGAAAATCAGGATGTTTGGTCAACTCCTGAATATCGTCACCCTGCAGTTTGTGTGACAGACCAAGTTTTTTACGCAACTCCAGCAACGTAGCGTCATATACGCTCTTGCAAGGTGCTATTTCAGGATGTGGGACGAAATTAACAGCCACTCTGTGCCGCCTCGGTTTGGGTGATATGTCTCCAGCGTTGACCATTCTTAAGCTTACTGATTGTTCTTCGATTAACCGGATAATCCTGTGCTATTTGACCATTGTCACGCGGGTCGTTTATGATTTTGATCACATCCTCGGGTGTGAGTTTAGCATTGTACCGTGATTCACCACGACTCTCGCGCTGTTTTGCTCTCATATCCAGAATATTGTCAAGATTGCTACCGAGAGTCAGGTGTTCTGGATTAACGCAGCCGGGTGTGTCACATTTGTGCATAACACAGGTGCCGTGAAACCCTTCACCTTCCGGTATTGGACCAATGTGGAATTCGTAGGAAAGTCGGTGGGCTTTGTAGTCCTTGCCACCATGTCTGAGATGACCATAACCCTTCTGGTCAGTAGAGGCGGTCCAGAGCCAACAGCCTGTCCAAAAGTCCAGTTTGAACTTGTCCATGAAACTGTCTCTGAGTGAACCGTTGATACGTTTTGCGCGGGGTTTCTTCATCAACCACACCTCCGTCGGGGTGTCCGTATGGTAAACTTCGCGCTCCGGTCTGGTACGGTGCCAGATTTTCCCCCGCTAAAGGTAGGAGCGCAAACACATTAACGCTGTGTGACCGCTATGTCAAGCTGTATCTGTCATTGTGCGGCGTCGCACACGAAATCGGCGGGATGGTAAACGTCATCGTGGACAAACACCCCATCGTCACACTGTATTTCCCGATTACACCAGATGCACCAGTATCCCATCAACCCCTCCCGTCCAGTCGCTTACCGAGCATCTGACCCAATGTGAACCAGAGATGCTCAGCGTGTTCCTTGCTGCGTATGGTGATGCCGCCGTTGCTCTCATCGTTGGTATGCATCTCAATCATAGACCATTCGGTGCCACTGTCCTTGCTCACCGTGAGAGCGTCTACACCCTCCGTGACGGTCTTGCAGTAGAATCGTTTCCAGTATGCTTCCATGGTCACACCTCCCTATGCCTCAGCCAATACCACCAGATCAGCGGCCACTCGGCGTACTGCCGCTTGCTCCAGTTGCCGCTCCCGCTGCAGGCGGTCACACTCGGTCAGCATCTGTGACAGTCGGCTATATGCCGTGGCGCCGAGGGTATCGTACTCACTGTCTGCCCATTTTCGCATCTCGATCAGGTCTAGCATGGGTCACCTGCTGTGATCGAATCAATACCGAGGCCACAGTGTATGTCGAACCGGCAAGCTATCTCAACGGCCTCAACGGCACTGCAACCGGCTGCCATCGCGCCGATGGCGTAGTCTGCTCCTGATCCAGCACCCCATATTGTCACATCCATTGGTAGTGCTACCAGTTGCTTTTCATAGCGGTAGAGTTTGCCGTTCTGCACAACCAATGCTGCAAAACCATCCTCAACCGCAGGTTTACTGTCCGCTGGCTCACCTTTGCGGTACCACTCCACGAATTGCAGGCTCTCAGATACGCTGCCACTGCAGCCGATCATCTCGGCACCGCTACGAAAGAGTTTTGTGAAGGGTACAGGTGTCCCACCGAAAGTGGCCTGTTTGTCGGCAGCCAGTGTTTTACCGTCCCATGCTATCACAGTCATCGGTGCCTCCGCTGAGTGATGTCCAGACCATCAGCCACCTTGGCGGCCTTGCTGGACTGACGGTCATGTAGCACCTTGGCGATTGCCTTACGCACTGTGGTGATGGGTATCGTGCCGCGTTTGGCTGGCGACTTCACCTGTTGTATCATGGTCACACCTCCGTGTGCGGTGTCTAGTGCCACTGTGCTGCCTCCCCTATTGCCTTGTGTGTCAATACACCATGTGGTGTGGTTATGTCAAGGGGTATCACTCGGCACCCAGGAACAATACCCGTTTGCCGTGGTATGGGTGGTCGGGCTTGACCTGTGGGCCGCTGGTGAAGTCGATCAGGTCCATGTTGTCGCTGTATGTGTCCAAGTCCAGTGCAACCCACTTGGTACAGGTGTCATAGTGGCGTCTGTACGCCTCCAGAACCTCTATTTCGGTGTCAGGAGGGAGTGTGGTTAGGTAGGTGATCAGGTCGGCTGCTGTGGTCATGTGGTGGCTCCTTGTGTGTTAAACGACCCGATTGAGTGCTGTGCTGGGTATACCATGGGTAATTCACCCCTGTTAGGACTGACTTGACCGTACTGGCAATTTGAGCAGACCCAATACCCGCTATTGGTCTTGCCACCGAAGTCTCTTGGGTAGTAGTCGTGGCATTTGTGACATCGCTTGTGGCCTTTTGGTATATCCAACACAGGACGTTCTGCGACAGTATATTTTATCACTGGCATATAGCCTAACGCCATAGCATTCTCAATACCTGACGGGTACATTCCCTCTGGTGTTCTCATGGCCCAAAACGGGACTTCTATATCGCTTGATCTGTGTAGGTGATTATGACACCCTTGGCATACTAATACACAATCATCTTCCTCTAATTTGTCACCTTTACCCCAATTTTCATATTTGAGGTGATGAATAATGCCATTTTTTACGATTTCATTATGACATCTCCAGCAACAGTACTTATCCCGCTTCTTGACTCTTGCTACCAACTCATGCCACTCCCGTGATCCCTGATACACTCTGTACACCTCGACCATCAAGGCACGGTGCGTGTATGCGCCGGGTTGAATGATCTTCTGGAGATGTGCCAGATGCTTCATATCCATCGGACCATCGCCTATCATGCGGGGTGGCTCAAGTAACCCCATAGGGTCGAACAGGTCTACTTCCCACATATAGCACCCCCTGCGGCAGCCGCCCGAACGATCCGATACACCGACGCCAGACTGATGCCTATCTGGTCTGCGGCAGCCTGACGAGTGAATCCCAGGTCCAAGAGAGTCAACACTTCCTCGGACCGACGTTGTGCGGTCGGCACACGGCCCTTGTACTTACCCTCAGCCCGTGCGCGGTTGATACCGTCTTGCTGCCTCTCCAGCAGCAGTGTCCTCTCAAACTCAGCGATGGCACCGATTATCTGCAGCATCAGCGTGCCGAATGAGTTACTGGTGTCGATAGGCGAACTGAGTGCCTTGAATGCCACACCTCTGGCTTTCATGTCCTTGACCATGATAAGCAGGTCGAGTGTGCTTCTGGCGATGCGGTCGATCTTACAGACCACCACCAGATCACCAGCCTGTACAGCGGTGAGCATCGCGGTGAGTTGTGGTCTGTCGGCGCCGGCCTTGGTGCCGCTGGCCTTCTCCTTGTAAATCACCGTGCATCCTGCCGCTGTGAGCTGCTCAATCTGTGCGTCCAGGTGCTGATCGGTGGTGCTGACTCTGGCGTACCCGTATGTGGTCATAGTGTGACCCTCCTTGCGATACACAATATGTCATACGGGTCTAGTTGTCAATGACCAAATAAAGTGAACGTCGAAAATATTTTCGCACCCTGTCAGGTGGGTGGCGGCCTTTACTCAACGAGCCGCAAAAGTGGTCAGGCCCCCCGGTCGCCGGCTGAATACATGAGATTTTCAGACCGGATCAACCCGCCAACGAGCTAGAACACCTATTGGCGCGGGTCTACGGTTACCAATCTACATATAGTGGTATCATTGGACTAATCCCATGTGACAAAGTGTTACAAATCAACCACTTGGCAAATTGCCCACCTGGAGACCGGCAACCTGGCCCCTTCACTTATACCGATCCAGCTCAAACGGCAGGTAGTCTGCCAAGTTACCGTTTAGATTGATGTTCTGCCGGACGATTGGATCAACTCGGTCCTGGACCATTGACGCGGCTGCTAACATGTTCGTGTGAGAGGGGTATTGATTGTCAGTATGATCAATAACTTGGCCGGTCTTCCTGTCAATGGTGGTCCGTTCGCATACCATCGGCTTGCCTTTGAGTGTATTTTTCACAACTCGGCTAGCCAGACGCTGCATTTCGTCCGTTTGCAATGAATATTCTTGAGCTTTTTGGTTAATGCCTGTCAACGTCTGCTTGCCTGGAGGTCTACCGTTCACTAGGCTGTATGCCTCTTTAGCATCCACGCCATGCTCAACTATCAGTTTTAGCGTCTGTTTAGTGTTCCTTGCCAATGCACCCTTGGGTTTTGCCGGTAACATGCGTGTTTTGCCATTCTTTGTGACATATGTCTTGCCTGAGTCGGTCGATGCTCTCACAGCGGGTGCCGTCGCTGCAAAAAATCCTTCTGGATCAAAGGGATCGGTCATTATGTCCGCCTCCTGATGCGGGTGTGTACTCCATGTACTCAGTGGTGTGTAGGTTATGTACTCAGTGGCTAATTGCTTTGCGGGATAATAGCGTATGGGTGCTCCGCGTGTCAAGCGGGATGATCACAGGTGGCGCTGCCCGGCGGTGTGACTGTGATGGGTGGTGGTGTGACGAGTGATCCGTTTGAACAGGGATATAAACCCCAGAACCAACTTTACTAACCCCAGAACGTTCTGGGGTGAAATAACCTAATGATATTGGTAAGTTCCAGCATTACGGAAAAACCCCAGAACGACGACTACTGGCTAAATAAAAATAGAAGAACAGTAGATAGTAAACATGCTATCCTATCTCACCCTAATCTCTATATCTCTCTTCTCTCTCTCTACTAATATAGATATCCTTAAGGGGTTAAGGGGTTAGTAAAGCTAAGTAGCTGAAATCATTACAACCCCAGTACCCAGAGAGTAAAATGGTCCTATTCGGGGTTCGGGGGTTGTAATTTCAATGAGTTACGGCTGCTGCAGCATGATCGGTGAGTTATCCGTTGTAATTTTTGTTTGGATATGCTATCAGCATAAAAAGCTGTTCACTATGCGAAGGATAGGAGACTACGTGCAATACAAATGTCTGAAGTGCAATCATGTATGGTCTAGCGGGTTGGCTCATTCACCTAAACAATGCCCCTCGTGCAAGCGGAAAGATTGGGATGGTCTGCATAATAGCTCGGGTAAGCTGCTGGCTGTGCCGGTGGCGGCTGTACCTGCCGGCGGTGTGACGTGTGGCCGTTGCGGGTCAAGCTGGTCAAGTGGCAAGGCTGGTGTGACCGCTTGCCCGTTCTGTGGTGCGGCTGTGGGTGGTGCGGTGCCGGTGGCTGTGGGTGGTGCTGTCACTGGTGCGGCTGTCACACCCAGCGCGGTGGCGGTCGATCCGTTTGACCCGGATGGCATGTTTGACTCTGGTCGCTGTAACTGTCGTAAGTGCGGTAACTCGTGGTTGCCTCGCGTACCTAACCCTGCTCAGTGTCCTAAATGCAAGTCGCGGGATTGGAGCGAGGCGGCATCGGCTGCGGCTCTTGACTCGCTGGTAAACCCGGTATGGCGGGATTGCGACAGGCGGCACGTGATGACGTTAATTGGTCCGTTGGGTGATGAAAATGGTATCCATCGGTTCATTGACTCGGCTAAAACCGGGCTGTGTCCAAAGTGTGGTTGGAATAACAATACAGGGGTTCAGGTGGGTATTGATAATCCTCAGCAACCTGGCGGCGATGCTGCTGAACAAATCAAGCGGGAATGGGAGTTAAAGCATGGAAAGAGATGGTGATAAGACTAGGGCGCTGCGCGGGCTGACTGTAAGTCGTGGGCGGGACATAATGAAGGTGGTATATCCGAGTAAGCGCCGGTGTCGGGCGTGTGGTACGGATCGGCCTAGCAGATTGGCGTATGATGACCGGTGCATGGTTTGCGAGGGTAAACGGGCGGCGTGGTTGGCTGGTGGTGACGATGGGCGGTAGTGGTGCCGGTACGTGAGCCGGTGTGATGGTTGACAGGATAAGGGGTGATACGATGGAAATTTACAACGTGCATGTGTTGGTGATGGATTATTCCTGCTGCGATGTGGTTCATGAAGATGAGACGATAATTATCGGGTTGGATCACGCTAAAGTTTGGTATGGTAAAATGCTGGAGCATGCCCAATCAGAATGGGGTAGCAGTTTGAATTGCACGATAATCGTTGAACTGATAAAACCGTGGGTGTCAACTGCGACAGGGATACCGTGTGTCATAATTGGTGAGCCTGCTGTAGATCGGTATGTTCGGTTAGCGCCTGGTGCATCAGTGCTGCCTGAGGTGGGTATCCGGTGTAAGTTCGCAGGGCGGTGAGCGGTGGGACCCGGCGCAGTGTGGCGGCTGCGCCGGGTGGCTGGTGGGTGGGGGTGTCAGTAATCCGCCTCAATCCGCACGGTCACCCATTCCCAATAGCCTAAGCGGGTATCGTCGTTGGCTACTTCGTATTTCCAATCGTCAAGCGTGTACTCGGTATGTTCTCCCCATACTCCGCCGTTCTCGTTCGCTATTCTCTCCGCTTGCTCCGTCATGGTAATCCCCTTGCGCCGTGGCGCTACCCCCTATGCCATGTGATTATACACCATATTGCTATGCTGACGGCTGCTAGTATCTCAGTCATGGTTGCACCTGCTTGGTGGCTGGTGCAAGGGTGTCAAGGCAGTCAACAATAACCATGCGTCCCTGGGTTATAATGTAGGATGTGCCGCTGTTGCTGTAGCACATGACATAGACCCGATAGCGGCGGCGGGTCTCAGTGTCGATCAGCATGAACGTAGTGGGTATCTTGCAGCCGTATCCGGTGCGGCTGCGGTTGACCGGCGCCTTGCGGGTCTGGATCGCGGTCACGCCGCCTGTTAGGTATTCAAGGGATCCTCTGGTCTCGGTTGTCATGGCTCATGGCTCCTTGGTCAGTGTAGGTTGCATCCAACCGGCGCGTTCCTCGGCGTGTCGCTCCTGGGCGGCTGCTGCCTGGGGTCGGGTGTCGTGTGCCGAGATGAAGCGCAGGACGTGCTGTTGGGTGGCGGCTCCGGTGTATTCCTGGGTTATTTGGTAGCGTCGGTCTCTCATTGCACGGGCTCCTTGGTGGGCTCCCACAAGAAACCAATACGGTTCATGGTCTCGCGAAATTCAGCCATAAGCGCGGGTAATCTTGCCTCAAGTGCGGCCTTCAGGGTGTCGCTGGTCAATTCCTCGTCGGTCGCTTCAGGCCATACAGCACAACTCCTGGCGGCGTCAAGGTCGCGGGTTTTGCCGGTGCTGTATGCCGTGGGGATCATTACAAACTGGTGCGGAATTCTCAGCGCGGCGCAAAACTCCTCTGCCTCGTTTATTGTGTCAAACGGGCATTCATGCCATTTGACATCGTACCCTTTGAACGTGTACTTATCCGCGAAAGAATAATCGTTCTTCTCTTTACCATGTGATACTGCTACGGGTTCAAAGCGCACATAATCAGGGTTGGTTTTAAGCGCCGTCGCGTTGAAATTTTCGGCTGCTATCAACCAATCATAAAACCTTTTTTCGATCTTCTGCGTAAGGGGTGACGATCCGAATCTGACGCCGTGCGCATAACTGCTCGGCTCTCCTGCTCGGCGGCCGCTGGCGTCGCGGCCGCTGGCGTGATACAGGGTATTAGCGACGTAATGCATAGGGCCGTCTGTGCTGGTAAGGTGCCATTTGGTGAGCGGTGCCAGTTCAGGGAAAATTTTGGCTATCTCTTCATGCATGCATCCCCCAGCTGCAATGTCTTTCTGGCGGCGGCTCTCTGCCGTGTAAACGTCTGCCGTGATGCTGAACGATTGGTGACCATTCTGGCATTCGTCGTCAAAGCGGATCGTCACAGACATCTGGCCATTGGTGCCGTAGCCGGTAACGGGGCGGCTTAGGCTCTTCCATGTCTGATTGCGGTGTACCATGTTGCCTCTCACTTCCTGCGGGGCGTGAATGGTAAACATTCTGCCGGTTACACCGTTGATGGTGTGTTCATGTTCTGCGATGGGATAGGTCGTCATGTCATGCCTCCTGGCTGCTTGGCGCCGTGGCGCGTTGGTTACGTGTCGGGGGTGTGGCTGCCTCACGGCTGCGGGGTGCTAACGCTCACCCTTGGCGCGGTTGTCAAGTTTGCTGTCACATGCCAAAGCGTGCATGATACAGGATCCTAATTCCTTGGCCGCTTGGCTATAGGTAAGGTGGTCTTTAACCTGCAACCCATACGTTACGGTGAAGGAGTCTAGGCCGGTCTGCTCCAATTTGATTGGAAAGGCGGCATCGGTGAGTTCAAAGCAAGTGGTTCGTTTCATGGTTCGATCCTCCCTGCTCTCTGGTTCGGCTGCTCCTCTGAGCGGCTGCAGCGGGTTACGTCGATCCATGCGGTACCGGTGCCCGATACGGGGGTTACCTGCACGCGGGGCACTCCGTAGGCTGTCTTGGCGTCAAGTACGCGCATTGCAACGGTGAAAGAGCGGTCAAGGGTTACTAGGACGGTCTGTCCGATTGCCTGTTGTAATGTTGCGGCTGTGTATGTCATTGGCGTGGCTCCTTGGTGGTTGGCGGGTAGCCTAGCAGTTCAGCGGCTGCTTGTTCGGCTGTCAATTGCTTCTGCCATAATGTGGCGCGGATTTTGATTTGTCCGTTGATGCGGCTGTAGATGTAAACTAGCATGTGGCTGGCTCCTGTCTGCTGTCGTTATCCGTTGTAGGTGATAGGACAATAACACCGTTGCAATTACCTGTCAATCATTTATTTACAATTTATTTTCAGGGGGTGGTTTTTACTGGTCGCGGGATCGCTGCGGAGCTGGTGTGGTTATATAGTATAGCGCTGTCGATCGGAGCTCCACCTCCAGGTCGATCGGAGCTCCACCTCCAGGTCGATCGGAGCTCCACCTCCAGGTCGATCGGAGCTCCACCTCCAGGTCGATCGGAGCTCCACCTCCAGGTCGATCG